TACGGACATTCCGTCTAAATATTGGATGGTCGATGGTTGTTGTTTGATTTTATTTCCGCCGTTATTTGAGAATTGCATATATATGGAGGATGGATATTTTGGAGAGTGGGTTTGAGCGCGCGAAAAATATTAGTAGTTATTTTATCTAATATAAATATATTATATGGCAACGTATAAAATAAATGGAGTAGATATAGAAGGAAACTTAGTTGTAGTTGATAATACAAATGGTGTTACGATTGGAAAAAGTGGAGTTAGTACATTATTTAATTTTTCAAATAAATATAAAGCAAAAATTGGTTCATCAATTTATTCATACACAAATATTAATTATAAAATAAATAATATTGACCAAGGCACATATATATCTCCAAAAATAAATGTTTTTTCAAGTGCAGGTTCAAATCAGACACTTACATTAAGTGCGGGTACAAAAAAAATATTATGTATAGTATTAGGTGGTGGTGCAGGCGGTGCAGGTGGAAATTATTTTGGTGGTAGTGCAGCTAGCGGTGGTGGTGGTGCGGGTGGTGGTGGTGGTGGTCTAGCATGGATTTTATATAAAACTAATGGTGGAGAAACAATAACAATTAATGTTGGTGATGGTGGTAGTGGTGGTAGTGAAGGAGATCCAGTCGGTAGTGTTGGAACTAAAGGTGGAAATACTTCTGTTTCTATCAATAGTGTTACTATATGTATGGGTGAAGGTGGAGCGCCTTCTATAAAATCTCCTGGTAATAGTAGTAATAACAATGCTCCTTCGACAAGTGGACCAGCAGTTAGTGGAACATATATTAGTAGTTCTACTGATCCAAATTCATTATCTGGTGGAACAAGAAGTGGTCTTGTTGGAGGAGATGGTGAAAGGGATCCTGAAAATGATGGTCAAAGATCTCAAAATGGATATGGGGGAGCGGGTGGAAATGGTGGAACAACAACTTATCCTTATGGAATAGGATCAACTGATAACAATAATTCTTCTCCTGCTCAAACAATTAATCCATTACAATTTGATGGTGTAGATTTTCTTGATTCTGGTATTATAATGGATCCGAATAATTCAACTTTTACATATAATGCATTTTGTGGAAAAAATGCACTTGTAGAGGAACAATCTTCTAATTTTGGTCAAGGTGGTCCAGGAGGAAATGGAGAAGGAAGAAATTCTGGTGCATCTCAAAATGGTTTTGCTGGTTCTAGAGGTTTTGCTATTATAGTTCAGTATGGAATATTATAAATAATATATAAAATATTAATCCTTATGAAAATAAAAAATTATCTAATTTTTATTTTTGGTTAATATAAAATTCCCATCCGTCCAAATCCCGCAATTATTCTCCATCCTCATATTAACTACAAATGTCTGCCCACAATCTGGACATCAACAACTATTCACTCGAAGAAATATTCGGGCTCTTTGATCTCACCTACGATTTGACCGAGGAGTCGATGCGCGCCGCCAAGAAGAAGGTCCTAATGATCCATCCCGACAAGTCTCGGTTGCCTCCTTCATATTTCCATTTTTACCGAGAGGCCTACGATATTGTCCTAAATATTTACAAACAAAAGATGCGATCAAATAATAAAACCAGCAACAATGCCGATAAACCCGTTTATCAACCTATACATCAAGCCGAGAATTTGCCGAAAGAAATGACGGAGTCCAAAGGCGCATTCAATAGCAAATTCAACGAACTATACGACAAGAATATGGTGCGCAAACAGGACACCAGTCGCTATGACTGGTTTCGCCAGTCCGAGTCCATATACGACGATTTTAGCCAAAAACAGGTGAATCCCAAGAATATGGGCTCCGAGCTCGACGCCATCAAGCAGAAACAGGCCGCACTCCAAGTGTATCGCGGTGTCCAGGAATTGAATGCGCCCGGTCAGCGCGGAACCAGTTATTTCGAGGATGATGATGACGGCGCTGAATATGTCAGCAGCGATGTATTTAGCAAATTGAAGTTCGATGATTTACGCAAGGTTCATAAAGACCAGTCGGTGTTTGCCGTGTCGGAGTCGGATTTGAACAAGCGAACTCAATATAAATCGGTTGATCAGTTTGTGAGGGATCGCGACGGGGGCGTAGCCCCCCTTTCGAAAATAGAGGCAACACAACTCTTGGAACGACAGCAGAAAGAGAAGGAGCAACTGATTATGAACAAACAACGGCGTGAATACATGCTCCAAAAGGAATATGAGGAGAAACAGAAGTCTGTGCGTGCGGCGTTTTTGCGTCTTCAATAGAGGGGGTTCAATATTATATGGTAAATATATAATGCCTAGGTGCCCCAATGGTTCAAGACGTAATAAGAAAACCGGCAAATGCGTGAGAACACGTTCGTTGCCAAGATGTCCGCGCGGATCGAGAAGAAACAAAACTACGCTTAAATGTGTGAAGAATGGTAGGCCTTATGTCAATAACGCTTGTATGACTGCCGAAGATTTAGAAGAGTTTATTATCGAATTACGTATGACTAAGCCACGACTGTCAATCGTCGACGAACAGGCTATTCGCGAAAATATGGCTGGGTTTTGCTTAAATCCCGAAAATAAAATGCTCCAATTTTACGATAAGCCGTCATATGAGAGGACCGCCAAAGAAGAATTGATGGCCCAGGCTCGTGCCGTTGTCGATGAGTATTTGAAGTATCGAATATGGTAATTTTCACATTACATAATATAATATGGCTCGTAAAGGAGGAGGAGGAATTGGCGGCTCTGGTATATATGGAGGTTTAGGTACTGGTGTAGTATGTAATTCGAAGGATACTTCGATGTATTGCTCATTTATCAAGATTGTGTCTGTTATTATGAATCTATTTATTATAGGTTTTATTTTTTACTTTGTGATTCAATGGATTATGGCTTCATCATTTGGCAGAAAGATGTTTAGAGGTGGAAGTAAGTAATGTTGGTCGTGATTATTGCTTCGCAATAAGAATATATCAAAAATATATACATTTATATGTTTGATAAAAAGTTTGCCTACCATTATTTGTTCGCCGTATGTGTAATCGGGGTAGCCAGTTATTTTAGCGATAAAATCAAGCAAGGGCTCAGCAGCAACGACGCTGAGAACCAGCTCATCCGCCAATATTTATTGAACGAATCGCCCCTCTATGGTTTCAACCGCCCTAAATTATGGATTCACAGCACCTACGAGAAAAACGCCCGCCAATGGAAAGACTTTTACAGTCGCAATTCCACCGATTTGAACCAGCCGTATATTCATCTTACCATCAAATCTATAATCAACCATTGCGGCAACGATTTCAATATTTGTTTAATCGACGACGAAACATTTAGCCGACTCATCCCCACATGGGATATCCCAATGAGCGGTATTCCCGAACCCGCTCTTCAATTGTATCGCGAGTTGGGTATGTTGAAGCTCCTCCACTTATATGGCGGAATTGTCGTGCCAAATACATTTTTATGCCTACATAGTCTAGTACCTCTTATTCCCACCGACAAACCTTTTTTCGCCGAGGAAATCAATAGAACATGTAATGTTGCCACTAAAAAGGAGAATGCGTGTTTTATTCCAGGGACGCGAATCATGGGAGCGCAAAAGGGATGCCCTACAATTCGCGGACTTATTGAGTTCGTAGAGAAGCGCAACCAATTCCCCCATTTCAATAATCAAACATCGTTTTTAGGAGAATTACAACACCAGATTTTAGCCACTGATGCTACAATTGTCGATGGCCGTCTAGTCGGTATCAAGACCACAAAGAACAAACCAATCTTGTTGGAAGATGTTTTGGGAGAGGGATACATCGATTTAGCCGAAAATGCATACGGCATTTATATTCCGGGCGACCAGATTTTGACGCGACCAAAATACCAATGGTTTGCCTATTTGTCGTCGAATGAAGTATTAGCAACCAATGCCATTATTGTCAAGTATTTGAAGGCATCGGCAGTTGATGAGTATACCAAGGATGCCAGCATGAAGAAGAGTGTTACTACTATATAATGTGTCTGCTTATGTACTAGAATCACACTTTGATGGTATCGCCACCGCTTCGTCATCATCGCGCTTTGACGAGATTTGGTCTGCCGTCGTTTCCCCATTGTGATATATCAAATAATTCATATGATATTTCGACTGATGATATTTTACTTCCGATTCAAACCGCACATTTGTGTATCGCGCGACCTGGCGTACCACATTGGCAAATGCGCGATATGTGATGTCGCGGTCAATATAGAACCGCTTCGACACATAATAATATTCGCGCAATTCAGTCTTAAAATTGGTAAATAAGTTGTGAAATAACAGTTTTTTGTATGCGTTTTGGTCTAGAAAATAATATTTCTCAGTTTTCAAACATATTTGCTCGAGTAAATTGAACAAAATGGAAATAGGAATATCTTTCTTGAAAACTTGGTCGCACATTTATACAGGGTTGGCTATACATTTAGAGTCCACAATTTTATATTGATTTTTGCGCACGTGAAATACTTTGCCGATAAAATACTTTGCCGGTGAAATACTTTGCTAATGAAATACTTTGCTAATGAAATACTTTGCTAATGAAATACTTTGCTGGTGAAATACTTTGCTAATGAAATACTTTGCTAATGAAATACTTTACTGAGATTATTTGTGAAAAACGCGAGCTCAATAACATCTTCGTGGACCTTATGGAAAATTGTAATATATTTACACAAAAACGGCATAATGTTGTATTTTTCCGTTTCACTAATTTGGTCCGTGTATTTGATGAATGTGAAAAAATAGTCTAAAATATCGATGACCGAATATCCATAGTCATGGATTTCATATAAAATCGACAGTGCATCATGGATCTTTGAACAACGTAAAAACTCCACGTATTTTTCAAATTGAAGAAATGAAATATTAGAACATAATTTGCTGGTGAGTTCCATATTCACTGGTTTTCCATAGATATAGATTTTCTCCAAGTGGTTGATGATTGACCTCAGCGAGTTATTGCTAATATTAAGCAAGAATTGGCGACTGGGTTCGTCAATGCAGAGCCCCTCTTTCTCTATAATTTTGTTCATGGTTGTTTCTAAATGAGTGCGGGTTGCCGGCATTATTTTAATGATGTGGAGTCGAGATTGGAGACTCTCATTGACCTTCTGGATATTGGAGCACACTGAGAGGAACTGGATATTTTTGTTATATTTGTCAATACAGTTGCGGAACACTTGTTGGCTCTGTTCATTAATATTGTCGATGTCATCCACAATAATGGTCTTCTTTTTACCATGTACACTCGACTGCGACTGGCAAAATGTTTTGAGTTCGTTGCGGTAAAATTGGATTCCCTGTTCTTTCAAATTATTAATAACCATAATGTTGTGTTCGGGAAATATTGATGTTTCGCTAAATCCATAGTATTCGCGGATTATGGCATTGATGAGAGAGGTTTTTCCGGAACAGGCATTTCCAACCAGTAATATATTGATATCGTCGATTTCGATGAGGGTTTTGAAAACATTATTGTGATGGGGGTCCAAATAGAAGTCGCGAATGAAATATGGGCGGTATTTATTAATGAATGTGGATGTCATATTAAATAATAATTGTGTTTAGTATTTATACCATATTAGGGTTGTTTATTATTGATGAAAATAAAATCAATAATAATATGTTATATTATTCAGCAGTATACCTTGAATAAAAGAGCAATATATGACTGTCTGTGTTCTATATTTATTTATGTGTGCGTCTTTTTTTGGTTTTTCTAGGTTTTCTTGATTTTCTTGATTTTCTTTTAAATCCTCCCTCAAAATTACTATTGTGTTTTCGTTTTGTTGATATAGTATTCTTTTTATTGTGTTCATGTAAACTATCTAAATCCAAATCAAAAGTAAAAATCGAATCGTCTTGTGCAGAATTATTTTTATTATATTCATATAAACTATTAGAATCATTATTGGATTCATGTAAATTATCAAAATCTAAAAATAAATCATCTAAATACAAAGGGTGTTCACTATATATTCCTTCATTTGGCGATATAGGTTCTTCTGCTTCTTGTAATGATTTGTCTAATCTTTCCATATCTTCTGCAAAATTATTGTCTTGTATTGGCGACCTGGATTCTTCAGCTTCTTGTAATAATCTATCTAATTTTTCCATATTTTCTGCAAATTGTTTTCTTTCTGTTCGTCTTCTTTTGACCTGTTGTCTTATAATGTGACCCCTTTTATCGTATACATCTTTGTCATGATTTGGATGTTCTCGTCTCCATTTATTTGAATATTCGCGTATTCTATCTTTATTTTCTTGTCTCCATTTTAATAATTTCAATCGTTCTTTTTCACGATTTACTGGATTTGTCAACCATTTTTGCTTACTTTTGCGATGTGCTTCTTTTTTTTTCTCTTTTTCTGTAAGCTCTTGTTGTGTAAGTTCTTCCATATATATTACAATAAAATAATTATACAAAATATAAGTAAAAGGTTTCACAATAAATAAATATAAATATAATCTAAAATATTTATATTATGGCAAATCATTATGAAACCTTGGGCATAACTCGTGATGCAACTGATAAAGAAATTAAACAAGCATTTCGCGCAATGTCGATGAAATATCATCCGGACAGAGTAAGAGCAAATGATGCCGAAGAACAAGAAAAAATTAACCAGAAGATGCAGGAAATCAATGAAGCATATGAAATATTGAGCGATGAAAACAAGCGCCAAGCATATCATATGGAATTGGATGGTATTGGTCAAGGTGGCCCTTTTGGACCTTTTGGTCAAGGTGGCCCTTTTGGCCCTTTTGGTCAAGGCGGTATTCATTTTGTACATCGAAATGGACCTTTTGGTCAAGGCGGACCTTTCGGTCAAGGCGGACCTTTCGGTCAAGGCGGACCTTTTGGCCATCCCGATATCGGCAATATATTCGAAATGTTATTCAGCCAAGGTGGTGCTGGTCCTCACGTTTTCTTTCAAAACGCCGGTCCTCCTCCCATTATTTCAAAAACTATCGAAATCACATTAGCCCAAGCATATACTGGATGCACCATACCATACGAGATTGAACGCTGGGTCCAAGAGGGCGATAATAAAATTACAGAACTCGAAACAATCACACTAAATATTCCAGCCGGGGTTGATTCTGGTTTGTCGATGGTCATTAAAGGCAAAGGTAATGCCTTTGCGGATTCGCAGAAAGGCGACATCAAAATAACAATTCAAGTTGTGAATAATACGCCATTTCATCGCCAAGGAAATGATTTACATTTTAAGAAACAAATCACGCTGAAAGAGGCCTTGTGCGGATTCCAGATTCAGTTTGTTCATCTCAATGGTAAAACGTTGGTAATGAATAATACCAGCACAATTATTTTTAGCGGTGCACGAAAAGTAATCAATGGTTTAGGAATGACATCAACCGGAAATCTGGTTGTCGAATTTGATGTGGTATTCCCGACCGAACTCACACAAGAACAAAAAGATGTGATTGCGAAAACATTATAGTCGAGATTTATTTGCGTCGTTTAGTTTTGTGTTTCTTTGATTTTTTACCACCTCTCTGTTCTGTTGATGAAAATTGTTTGTTTAATAAGTCTTCGATGCTGGATTCATCTGTGTCCAAATTGTTGATTTCTTCGGCTTCTTCTACAATATTGGCTGTTGATTCTTTAACGGTTTCACTATTATCTTCTCCAACAAAATATGCAAGAATTAATGTTGATAATCCTAACATTGTGTATGAAAATGCTTGTGGATTCATAGTCAAGTATTTTGTTAGGTCATTATTGGTATTTAACATTGATGTATATATTATATAAATGTTAAAATAATGTTAAAATATATTATATGGCCGACCTGGATTCGATTAAATTAAAATATGAAAGAAAACAGAAAATCCTTGAACAAAAATTAGATATATTAAATGTTGCTTTGAAAAACATATTTGAGCAATACAAAATGACGGAGAAACTATTAATGTATGTAGATGATGTTGATAGTAGTTCAAAGTATAATATGAATATTAGCGAAGAGTATGACTTTAATAAAGATATTGATGACTTATCTACCGATGACTTGTCTACTAATGATGAAGATGATTTATCCACCAATGATGAAGATGACTTGTCTATCGATGATTTATCCACCGATGATTTATCCACCAATGATGAAGATGACACAACCAGCAAAATTAATACAAAAACCAATGAGCTTGATTTGGACTCCGCCGAATACACAAGTCAATTCACAAAACCCAAACATGGCTCGGTCATTTACCCAAACATCGACATCCCCACAAATGTCGAAGATTATATTGATGCCGAAATTACCGATTTTGTAACTCTCTATTATTGTTATTTTGCTATTGATACTCGCTCAATCAAACCTTTCGTCGTATATGGTGTATACAGTATAGAGAAAACACCCTCTCAATATTATCCCGAGTATTTGACTGAGAAACAAACGGACTTGTCCAACAACATTCTATCATTTTTATCGACCACAATTGATTTAAACAAAGAACCCGATATTTCCTCTCATTTGGTCAAGGAAGGTGTTTATATTGGATATATTCCACATAAAACAGAACCGAACCACATTTATTTATTGTACAAAGTAAAATCGCCGGAAAATATTCCCGGAAAACGCGCCACTATTAATGAATTATGTAATTTGAAGGCGATTGGAAATAAAAAAATTGACAATGTGATTGATGATTTCTTTATGCAAAATAAAGAGCTCCTTTATATTTTTGAAAAAGATAGCGAAGAAAAGATAGAGGTGCCATTTAGCGGTTATTTATGCGATATTGATGATGTCGGTAATCTTGTAAATACCAATACACCGATTGATAATCCACTGATGGAAACGGATGTATTAAAAATCGGGTTGAAAGGCGAATATTACTATTTGACCTCTAAACCATTGAATGAAAAAAAGCCAACTGAGAGGTATGCGATTTTTGTTTTAAATGCAATCAATTATGATAAATCGATTAGTGATTATGATGAATATAACTCGATTTATTATGCGTTCGATGAACAATCAATTTGGGCAATTAAGACCATCAAACAGATTAGTAAAATATAATAAATTATTATGATATAATTGATTATATGCTGGGTGGAGTACATAATAAACAGCCTCGAACAGTGGGAGGTTCACTCACTGATTTTGATGGCCTGGATGCTGCTGATGGTAACCTGATTACCGGCGGTGAATCAAATACCGGTGGTGAATCAAATACCGGTGGTAACTTGATTACTGGCGGTGAATCAAATACCGGTGGTAACTTGATTACTGGCGGTGAATCAAATACCGGTGGTAACTTGATTACTGGCGGTGAATCAAATACCGGCGGTAACTCGATTACTGGCGGTTCTCTCGCGGATGCCATTCTTAATCGAGTCAATGCACCCCAAGAAGAAAATATTCCTAAAATTGATATTCCAGACACTACCATAAAAGAAACTATAAACCCCGAAGAAGTAACAAACACAATTATTGAACAAGTGCGAACTATGGAAGACACATCATTCTCAATAATAGGTGTTTTGAATACTATTATTATTTATTTATCCAAAATTGTATTTGTCGGTTTTGATATTGAAAATAAAATCATGCACAATTGGACCCTCTCTTTTGTGTGGCTCGTAATTGCAGGTATTGTATTTGGCATTGCATCTGGTATAGCAAATACGAATATTACTTTTATTTTGTATTGTTGCGCAATTTGGATAATGGCATTGGCGATAATGTTTGTTCTAATACACCCCTACCGCAGTGAGGCATAGGCTATAATTACATATTATACATTGGATCCATATGTTTCCAAATAATTGTCTAATATATCCATCTCTATTGTTGTTCTAAGTGACTCACGTATTTCGTCTGGTTCAGGATTACGTCCCACATTCGAATTAAACAACTGAACATAGTCGTTTATTTTTTGTGTACTATCCGCAATTCGTTTCTCGGCCTCTTTACGCATTCGTTCGGCCTCTTTGCGAATACGTTCTGCTTCTTGGCGTGCTTCTTCTTGGCGTAGTTTAGCCAATTCTTCCGCTTTTCTTGCTTCTTCTTGTTGTCGAATTTTGGTCTCATATTCTTCGCGGATTTCCATTGATTTGCGCGCCATTTCACTTTGAATTTTCGAGATTTTTTCGCTGACCACGGAATATAATACATCATTGGGCATTTCTTGCTCACCCTCATCCTCTTTGGTCCATTTATATTTGTCCTCATCGGCGCTAATAATAATATTACAAATATCGGGTTTCTTGAGCGCTTCGAACCTCTCTGCTTGTTTACGCATTTCGGCAAGTTTCTTCTGTTTCTGTTCGGGCGTCTTCTTCTTACACCATCTGGGTATACAATGTGCGGACTCTCCGGTAAATGTGGCCTGAAACTCGTCAATGATTTCGGGCGGTATTGACGGACTGGTCTCCATCAATCGGTCAAACTCTTCGCGATTCGTTTTGAGAAAATGGCCGGCGTCCTCCGAGCGGTCATCTGGATGTTTGGCGAGTTCGATCTTGATATTTCGAGCAAACTTGTCCCACGAAATAGCGGAAATACGATGGGACTCATTGTATTCGGAGATTTTCAAATATTGCTGAATGGTAGTCAAAATACCAATAAAAATATTCACCGAACCAATCACCATGGGTGCATAGACTTGCATTGATATTGGCAGACTCGCTTGGGCGAAAGATGCAGTTCCACTGATAGTGGAGAAAATGATAGCCGGGATAGTGAACCACATTTGGAGGGTCGAATATTTCTGATGTGAATGGTAATGTAGCCATTTGTAGCATTGGGCAATGTCACACCATTCGACCGCAATTTTCTCGTTGGTTGGTGACCACGCGGCGCTAATAGTAGTTCCAATAATACTTGGTTCCTTTTGCTCTGGATTTTCTAAATCTGTTAATTCTAATTCGGTTTTATTTGTTTGCTGGACAGGCATATATATTTACTTTTTACAAAAAATTGAAATCTTTTTTGTAAAATATGGCGGAAATCATTAATATATGCCACATACATACTCAAATAATTATCAGTTATAATATGAACAGCTTTGAAGAACTATTTAGACGCACTTCGCCCATCGACTTAGAGAAAATGTCATTACAGATACCAGAACAAACAACCGAAGATACAACTATGAAAGTTACTCGTGATGTATGCGACAGAGAAGAAATATTTATGGATGAAATTGTAAATGCGACAAAACATTTAAACTATAAATCGGCATTTACTGAGAAAATGCTAGAAATGTGTAGTACTGACCCGTTTTCGATTCCAGAACACACCCGCGAATATGTCGAATATATTGTGGAAGACGAAGAACACCCAATAGATCCTGTTTTCGAAATGTTATTTAGATCAATAGAAGACCCATACTTTATGCCCAATCCAGAATTGGAAGAATTAGACCGAAAATTAGAAGAAGAATACGCAGGTGTTAAGAGAAACGGACACGAAGATGATTCGTGCGAAGAAGATATTATTACATTTGCACACAAATATGGTGTATCAATGGAAGATGCATTTGAGTTTATGCGGAGATGCCACTGCTGCGGTGGTAAAAATCTGCCGCTGGGAAATGATTATTGTTCGGGACAGTGTATCGAGATGTGTGAAGAACACTTGTATGAATGTTTTATGGGAAAAAATTGTGTGATTTGTATGAGCAATGGTGTTAGTAGTATGGCGAGATGCTTTGAGTGTAATTGTGGGCTTGAATATGATGAAGGAATTATTGTAGAAGACCAGAATCGAAACGAAACACTTGTTTGTCGAGTATGTTTAGATGACCATATTAAGAAAAATTACGGACCTATGTAAATTACGGACCTATGTAAATTACGGACCTATGTAAATATACGGATCTATATAAATAAAAAATATATATCACAAAAATAGCAAAAAAATAGAGAAAGAGTTGTGTCTCTTTTTTCACGTATTCGTTAAATGTCGTTTTTTATTGTATACGCAAATAACAATGACATATATATTTGGTAATTTATATGGTGGTCTCGGCAATCAATTGTTCCAAATTGCTGCAACAATTTCATATGCTCTTTATCATTCTATGGATTTTCAATTTAAATATAGTGAAAGTCTTGGAAACCGACCAACTTATTGGAATACATTTTTGTATAATTTGAAAAATAAAACATGTGCCTCTATTGATTGTTCTAATTTACCAGTGATTGATGAAGCGACTTTTGATAAACTTGTGACCAATGGTGGACCTGCGGACAAACTTGTGGCCAATAGTAGACCTGCGGACAAACTTGTGACCAATAGTAGACCTGCGGACAAACTTGTGGCCAATAGTGGACCTGCGGACAAACTTGTGGCCAATAGTGGACCTGCGGACAAACTTGTGGCCAATAGTGGACCTGCGGTCATTGACGGCTATTTCCAGAGTCCCCATTTTTTCTCAGCCTATCAAGACACTATTTTCGAGTGGTTTGGTATACATCAGCACCAACGTATCACGAACGCCAAATATAACTTACTACACAACAGTATCAGCATCCATTTTCGCCGAGGTGATTATAAGGCATTGCCTCTATGTCATCCCATATTATCCAACAATTATTATGCTGAATCGATTTACTATATTTTGTCCCAAGATCACACAATCCGACAAATTTATTATTATTGCGAAGATGAAGACGCAGCCGATATATTAGTTGTCATCAATGATCTCAAATACTTATTTAGTGGTTTGACGTGGTCTAGACTCCAAATCGACGCCGATTGGGAAGAAATGATATGTATGAGTTGCAGCAAACACAATATTATCGCCAACAGCAGTTTTAGTTGGTGGGGTGCATATTTCAACAATGACCCCAATAAAATCGTATGTTATCCCAGCACCTGGTTTGGACCTCTCATACCAAAAGATGTGTCATCAATGTTTCTTTCTACATGGACACAAATACCAACATAAAAATATGGCCATAATACAAATATGGAAATAACATACAATACATTGAAGGCGGATTTTGCCAAAATGATTGATATTATTCAAGGCATCAATAATACAAAGTTGTCTTGTCATGTGATGATGAGTCGATTCAAAACTATATATGACGAAATTATCCACCTAAATAATTCAAAGAAACAATTTCTTATTTGTTTAGAGGCGCTTCATTTCCAATATAAATTGATAATAACCGAACAAGACAATTTGACCAAGATGTTATTGATGCTTTTGAATCGCATTTATCGCGACTATTTCAATTATTACAATAATATATTGAAGGAGCTGGTGCACTATGAGATTCCACAGCCGAATATTGCAAAACAACATCCCACACACAAAGATACGGAACCTTTTGCCGAGTTTCACGGAGAGGATATTAGCCTAGTATTCGAAAATGTGTGTGTATTAATTAACTCAATTTTGCTGAAACATTGCGAGAATCAGCATATTATTCATCAATACAAGGTTCGTTCAACTACGGGGATTTTTATTGGCAATCTCATAAATACGCTCGAATACGACAATAGTGTGTTGGAAGACCATGCAAAGCTGTTTTTGAAGAGCATTGATTTCTCAATTAAGACACAGACGGCGTATTTGGCAAAAATGCGGAAACGATTTGATACGATGGTGGAGGATATTAATGCGGAAGTAGCGTTAAATGAGTCGCCGTGGGATAATACGACGCTGACAATGGATGACCAATTGGTCCAGACGACGGATGATGGAAATCCGCGTGTGTCGCAATGGAATGGGTCATTAGAAACAACAAATATCGAAACGAATGATGATAATGCTGTGGGTATAACTATTAGTGAAATCGCACCTGATAATTAAATATTTGTTCATAATATAGATGTCGACCAAACCAGATTTATTACACAAATCGACACTTGTTGCATCAGATAACAAAAGCACATTTGATGAACGTATGGAACGTGTCAAAAAGGAGAAGATCTTGATGCTAAACAAGGCGATAAGAAACCTATGACTGCGGATGAGGTTATTACACCTTTTAACATTTCAAACGCCGACCCTTCGGGACGGCGTCTTTTAATGTGAAAAGGCAACTGTTACTTTATAACCGATAAATTGCCTTTATTATATTCAATAATTCTACGAAGCAGAATTATGATATATAAATCGGCATTTCAAAGGTTAAAAGGTGTAAGATGAAAACAGGTGGCAAGCGTAAGAGTCAGCATAAGCGTAAGAGTCAGCATAAGCGTAAGAGTCAGCGTCAACACAAGCGTAAGAGTCATCAAAAGTCACATAAATAATTTATGTGTTTACCAATATAAAGAAACAACACTAATTAATTTGTGTCACTCATCTGGCACATTCATGCTTCCTTAGCTTAGTGGTAGAGCACTGCACTTGTAATGCAGAGGTCTTGGGTTCAATCCCCAAAGGGAGCTCACAATAAAATGAAACCATATTGATTCATTTTATTTTGATAAATTAGAATAAGAATCCGGATTTATTTTTAGGCGCAATTCTCTTCTTATGTGTCTTTTGTTTAGGTTTTGCTGTCTTTTGCTTAGACTTAGTCGTTGTTTGCTTAGACTTGGTCTTCGACTTTGCTGTCTTTTGCTTAGACTTGGTCGCCTTTTGTAAAGCCTTCGCTCCCGGTGTTTCGATAAACATATTTTCAATAGATTCCTGCTTGGCATCTTCCAGTTTCTCGGGTTCTTTGCGCTCAGCACTAGGATTATATTTTAAAAACCATTCATCATATTCGCGCGTTCCGCGCTTGTTTGCCAGTTCCTTAAACATATTTGTTTTCTCGGCACGAATATCCTCTAATGCCGGTTGTTTTCCATAACAATCAATAGAGAATCGTTTAAGAACTCCTTTCTGGTTTAACTTATTTTTCTCTTGAACATTAAACAAGAACATCGCCATACATAGAATACGATCTTTATGGTAATATGCCTTATTTGTGTATAAGAATGCAAAATAGAATGATAACATCGTATCAATAGTGGCAACATTGATTTCCTTACCACCCACCTCTATTTTGTTGTAATTATGGCACGCAATGGGTTCATACAAAAAAGCAATAGAATGTTTCCCCACTTTAATTTCGCAATGACGCGGGATTATTTCGCCAAGGGGTGCATGAATAATCAGCGTAATTTGTTCATCAAACTCTGCCTCTAATTGTTCCTTAATAATCAGCGCATTTCGGTCAATATCCTCAATAATCACATCGAAGTCGGGGATTTTCTCAATCGCCTTGCGCTGATTTGCTGGCATATATTTAGAATAGAGGGAGCACGCGTATCCGCCAAAAAATATACCACCCATATTGATAATCGCATCGCGTACCATCGTATGGATTTTGGCTGAAGCACCTTTTACTGGTGTCCCTTTGGCTAAACTCTTGATATTGTCGTTTTCCATTACTCGCTGGAACTCAACGTGGTCACAGTTCACCTTGCTATTAATGGGGTAATGCTTATTTAGGAGCATCAGCCGTTTGAACACTTTTTCCCAGCGACTTACATCGCCGGCAGGGCGCGAAAGTTCAAGAAACATATTCATACGCAGAAAGTTGGGCGAGCAATATTTGATTCCGGCAATGCGAATCGAATCTTTCATAAGTTCATCAAACACAACGTCATTCAAATAAGTGATATCGGCAATGGGCGTGAAATTTACAAATACCTTGAATGTTCCGTGATGAACACCCGCTTTGGCCTCTACTTCCAAATAGCCAGCATCAGCATAAATATTTGCCAGTTCAATCGCATCATTGAGCGCATTCTTTGAATAAAAATCATAGTCTGGAATTTCAAGATCCTTGTTATAAAACTGGTCTTGCTTGGGCAAAATATTATTGATAGCCGTTCCACCATAACAAATGAGAGGTTTCGATTTGAGAAAATCCTCTAAGATAGCAATAATTTTCTTGATTTCTGGATTCATTGCGATTTTCTTGGCTTGGATGTTTTCCGTTTCATCAACCGCGTGACGCAGAATAGCCAATTCACATTCTTCAAATGTCATATCGTCATTACACGATTCATTTTCATATTTCATGTGACGTGGATATATTATACCATTGGAAATTTATAACTACCTATTAAATTGGTAGTTATATTATTTGTCAGTGTCTTTTTGGTTCGCATTTTTCATATTTGCGTCGGCAATGAAAGTGGACATTGGCACAAAAGCGCACCCATAATTATTGAAAATGGCCTCGTATTTGCTAAGCTGGTCGTTCATCTGGTAAAATTTGTAGGCGAGGAACTGCGGATGCCATTTTTCAATGGTGGATTGCGGATCCGGTGGTTTAATCGCATCAAATGCGGGTGGCTGAACTATCATAAAGCTGTTGATGTCCGTCTTCAAATCACCAGTGTTGCGATTCACTGGTAGGGACGGCAATGAAAATAAGTCGCCGTATGAATAGAGGGGGAAATTGGTGGTTCCGGCCTCTAAATGAACCACTCCATCTAAACATTCGTCAGCATCTTGGTCACATTTGTCATATTCGGTCCATTTGGGTGAGCTGAGTGTGTCGAAGAATATCACGACTTTGCCTAGAATTTCTTTCAACGGCGTTCCACTATTGAATGTGCCCTTGAACAATCTTTGGCTAAATGTGCGATTCAATTGTTTCGAAATGCGGCGATAAACGGGCGCCGAGTTGTCCTTGATTCGAATAAGGATAAAGAGAGGATCATTTGTGGATGGTGATGGTGACGAGAATGCGCTGGTTGCAATGGTATTTAATGCATTGACTAATTTTAGGCGATTTGATGAAACATTTTCGGTTCCCATAGATTTGTATTCGGGGTCGCCACTATATGACACGTATTCGATATTGTTTCGCGAAAATATTTCAAAGTCGATGAGTCGGCAACCGCGTTCCAAAACCAGTTTGAGTGTTTCTTTGCTGGCGAAAAGACCGCTGATTGCGCTATTGTATGATGATTTGACGATGAATTCGCGGATGGGGAGTTCTAAATATGTGTTGGGAATGCCGCCTTTGATTGAGAGAGGTGATTTTTCGTAGTTGGCGCGAAGTAATTCGAATTCGGTTTTGGGGTCGGATGGTTCACCAAAGCCTTCAATAAGAGACCTGTCTCTTACAACAAGATCTTGAACATTTTTGAGCAATTTTTTGTTATAAATTGAAAACAATATGTAAGCCAGAATCAAAAAAATAATAATGATGATAGCAACTCGTACCGGATGCATATATATTACACATTGCGAAAAGAAAAGAAACAAAATATGGCAATATTATAAATGAGTAGAAGAAATCGAAAACACCACCGAATCGGCGGTATGATAAAGACAATTCGAAAACTGCGTGATTTGAAGAGAGGTAATGAAACAATTCCGTTAACTTCACATGATGATAATAGTATTAATGAAGATGTAAAACCAAATTCGCAAATACTTAGTTCATCAAGCACAACAACCTTGGTTCCGCCTCCATCAAACCGGGTTAAGAATCGTATTAAGAATGCAATTGTTGAAGCAAAAATTGTTGAGCCGATTTTTGTGACAGATGCGAAACCAGTAATAGATATACCCATTGCTGTACAACAACAGAATATACCAGTCGAACCAAAAGAAAGACCAATACAACTTAGACCCCAGCCGAAAAAGATGTTACGCGAGTCAAATGCTATATCCGCAGAAGAAATGCGTAATTTAAATGTGCCGTCGTCTGGTGAAAAGAAGATGTTAATGGGTCCTCGTTATTTAGAAAAGCCATCGGGGGAAATATTTTATAATGCGGTTGATACGATTCCTTTACCGAATCCGCCGAAGAGTAATCTGCCGAAGAGTAATCTGCCGAAGAGTAATCTGCCGAAGAGTAATCAACCAAAGAGTAATCCACCAAAGAGCGAACCTAAACTCAAAATTAAAGCACCTCTCCCCATACAGCCAGTGCCCCAAGAAATCTTGTCTGGTCTACAAACAATGGGTATAAAATCTACCCCCGTTATTATGCCGCCAAATCCACCCACAAACATCAGTTTTGAATTATTCTTAAAAGAAGTTCTCCAAGATAATTTGCCACAAATAATTGCCTCTCATCCTTATGCCGTAAAAGATATGTTAATGACTCGAATTAGTGCTAAAAATATGAAAACTGAATACATTGATTTATTTCTCGACGCAATGATAAACACCGGTCCCACTAAAATAAACGTCAGTATTCTATGGACCGCCATTGACGAATGTACGCCACTTTTAGCGGCAGCTAAACTGGGTTTAGTAAAACCTTGCCAACACATTTTGGATTATTTTGCAGATGATATTGAACACACTAAAAATATGCTCAATGATTTTGAGAAGGAAGGTCATAATCCTCTCAGTCTTTCCGCAAAATACGGATACCAGACATTGTGTGAATATTTGATCGAAGTACATCAACGTCTTGGCATTGATTTAGAGGGATGTGATATTCAAAGAGATACATTCACTCCTGAAAAATCGCAAATAAATACGATTTTAAAGGAGCACGGAGCAAAAGAACTTCCATTGGAAAGACCCTATTCACAATTTCTTGATGAATTGGTAAAACACGATAATGGCACAGATGAATACAAATTAATGATAAAGCGATTCAGCGTAATTTCGCAAAAAGGCGATTATTTCAAGAGAACGCCTCTAATGGTTGCCGCCGAAAAAGGCCATTTAGGAATTGTCGAACTCCTTTTGTGTGGTGGATCTGTTCATAAAGTGGCAAAACTCGAATCCAGGCAACGTCAGTCCAAGCAACGTCAGTCCAAGCAACGTCAATCCAAGCAACGTCAGTCCATGCAACGTCAATCCAATCAACATGAAACACATAGGAACTCGGCCATTATAATCAAACGAACCCGTAAACAGAAAAAGTTCAATAATGGCGATATGCGGACGGAATCAGAACTTGCCCGTATATGTGCGAATCCATTGGCGATGAATGATTTAGGTCAATCCGCGCTACATCTTGCCGCACGCCATTGTTGTCCATCAAAAAGTAATTATGAAACCATATTATTTGACGGAACATATGATGCGAATGGACCCCCGCGCCAACAATATAATTTTGTAAATGATGACAAATATCGTAAAGAACACCCTGTATGGAGATTGGTGCGAATAATCCATTTGATATTGAGATTTGTAATATTTGAACGTGGTATTATTGGCGAAAATACATATAGACCTGGTGGATTAAAATTTGCTCTACAAAATATGCATGACGTTGATCACCTCTATGATGATGAAATCGATGTCTGGAATGACTCCGCAAACAATGGCCGCGGTGCATTTGATATATTCTGTTTTGCCGGTAAAACAAACTGGATTAGTTATTTACAATTGAGACGAGAAAAACCGAACACAAATACTGAAACAGGATTTGATAATATTAGTGAAGAATATTTATCGGCGTTTACTATTTTCAGGAAAGATGTTTTAACACTGAAATCGCACGTATTTAATCATAATAACGAAAAATGCTTATTTATTCGTAATGATAAGAATATGTTGTTGGAACTTGAATCCGGGTTCAATCCTGGGGTTTTTACAACAGGGGTTGTCACATACAAGAAGAGAAACGGAGAAATACTTACCGGTATTAATAATGTATCGAGTTTTATCGATTATTATAGATTAAACCTCTATGATTCAGTGTTTTATAGAGTTCCCAAACATAATGATAAAAATCTCACTGTTTACAACAAGAATGATGCAGTTGAACTTGTAGAAATCAATGAACGGGCAAAAGAGTTGATGCGAGAGGGACGCGAACAATACAGTGGCAAATACAATTTGCGAAAACATATTATGTAAAGAAAAATAAAATAAAATGTGTTTATTTTATTTTTGGTATCCTCTCATTTTCTATGTTGGATTATCAACAATATAAATCCAACGTCGTTGTAATATATATAATGGCAGGCGGTCTTTTAAATCTTGTTTCAGAAGGCGCAAATAATCTTATTATTCAGGGAGGTCCCAGTCAAAAAACCTTATTTCGCGCCACATATAATAAAATCACCAATTTTGGACTTCAAAAGTTTCGCATCGATTATGACGGTTTGCGAGACTTGCGTTTGAGTGAAGAATCTAAATTCTCGTTCAAAATGCCTCGATACGCCGACTTATTAATGGATACCTATGTAGTCATTACACTGCCGCATATTTGGAGTCCCATTTATCATCCTTGTGAGCAAACGGGCGGCAAATGGGCGCCATATGAGTTCAATTGGATAGATAATATCGGCACAAATATGATTAAGGAAATCGAAGTGGTATGTGGCAACTACACATTACAAAGATATTCGGGTAATTATTTAGGCGCAATGATTGACCGAGATTATTCTGGGGAGAAAAAGAAATTATTCAACGAAATGACGGGCAATATACCCGAAATGAATGATCCGCGTAACAGCAATACTCGGTCGGGTGTATATCCGTCGGCTTATTATGTTCCGGGAAGTTTAGGAGCCGAGCCATCTATACGTGGTCGCACCCTCTATATCCCAATTAATATGTGGTTCACACTTGACAGTAAATGTGCATTTCCATTGGCATCACTACAATACAATGAACTTCATATAAATATTACACTAAGGTCGATAGAGGAGCTCTATCAAGTCCGCGATGTATTCGATAGTGCAAATGGTTATCCTCTAATGAGACCAAATTATACGCAGAATCAGTTTCAGTTGTATCGGTTTCTACAAACCCCGCCATCAGACAATTTGAACCCCGAATATTACGAGAACAAAACGAACGGATGGAATGCGGATATCCATATTTTAGCGAATTATTGTTTTCTGTCGAATGAGGAGAAGCGTACATTCACGGCGGAGAACCAGGTGTATTTAATAAAGGATATTATTGAGCACAAGTTCGAAAATGTAACGGGGGCAAAGAAAATCAAGATTCCATCGACAGGAATGGTGGCTAACTGGATGTGGTATTTACAGCGCAATGACGCATTTATGCGAAATGAATGGAGTAATTATACGAATTGGCCATATAGTGAATTGCCGAGCAATACCGAAGACCCACCTGAGTCGGCAGAAATGAATAGTGCTGGATATACAATACAAGACCCTACCAGTATTAAATATTCGCCGAAATACAATATATTGACGAGTGTGAACCCGAGTGGTCAAACATCATATATATCATCGGGCACAGGTTACCAAGTGACAGGGCAATTCAAAGTAGAGAATCGCAAGGAGATTTTAGAGACAGCAGGTATTTTATTTAATGGTGAATATCGCGAAAATTTGTTGACACGAGAGGTGTTTGATTATGTGGAGAAATGGACGCGCACTGCGAGTCATGCACGGTCTGGTATTTATTGCTACAATTTTTGTCTGGAAACGAATCCTCGCAAATATCAGCCATCGGGTGCTATTAATATGTCGAAGTTTAAGACAATTGAGCTGGAAATTAACACATATGTGCCGCCGGTAAATACGCAGAGTGTTCAATATGATGTGATTTGTAATGCTGATGGTGTTGTAATTGCGACCAATAGTCCGGGGCAAGGTGGGTCATGGTATATGTACGAATACAATTATAATATGGTGTTGTTTGAAGAGAGGTATAATGTTCTTTCATTTATTGGTGGATATTGTGGGTTGATGTATGCGCGATAAGATATCGCTTATTTCAATAAGCTTAGCGAGATAAGATATCGCTTATTTCAATAAGCTTAGCGACAGGTTCTTGATGAGGGTATCGCTTATCGCTTATCGCTTATCGCGATAAAAGAGTAAATCGATTATATATACTATCCTTATGACAGAATGGGTAAACCAGGATATGGAAAAAAATCTGCATATTCCCACAAAAAATAAATGGACAGGATTGGTCCTTGACCCTCTCACATCTATTTACGATAAAACTATACGGAACATTGAAGAAGAATATGAAAAATATGCAGGTGCCTTTTCTACAATAGAGGGATTCGAATATGAAATTGATAATACACCAATTTATGCGCAACCTGACCCAGACCAAGAACCCGAGCCCGAACCCGTTGAAGATGAAAAGGAAGAAGAACCACAATCCATTAGTGATGAAGATAAGTCAAAACTGATGGAAACAATTTACGACATCTTTGTAAAAATAATCACCACATTAGCCACGCTTTTTGTCGCATATAACATTTATTATAATGTGAAAAATACGGGAAAGCAAATTGATGTCCATAATAGTATTGAGTTCACTTCTTTCGGGCCATTTTATTTATTAACTGGCGCACTATTGAAATCGGTAAAATTCTTTGAAGATGGATTGCTTGTCACTATACCGACATATTTGAAGTTTTTGTTGAATCAGTCTCAAATATTTAGCGACCGCACATTATTTGTTATTATGTTTGGCGTTGCCTCTTATATGGTGAATTATTTGAAAACCGAGTATATTAGATTATATAATTTTTTTGTAAAGAAAGAGCTAACACAGAAATCAATTTATGAATTTTTATTCAAAACTGAGGGTAACAAGATAGTATATGGATTTCTCAAAATGGTCTTTGTTTATTATTTTATGTTCAATAATTTCTCTATATGGGATCCCGAAGCTGGATTCACATATAATACAGGAATGGTATTCTTTAAAGCAATTGGGTTTATTTTATGGCTGATTTTAATTATTATATGTTTTTCGTCGATTTTCAAACCAATGGTATCCTTTGCAAATTTCATTTTTATGTTTATTGTATTGTTTTATTCGGGATTTTGTATAGCTTATGATATAAAATCGCTGAATCCACGAAAAATCATTGACACGATTCGTACAATGAACTTTGATATGAATATGAATAATGTTATTTTCGATTCACAAACCGACAATGAATATGAACAAATATTCGAATCTGGATTCAAGGGGTTGTTTAAATTCGTGCCATATGGCATTATGGTATACGCGTTTGCGCAAGTTATTCCAGATATAATGAATATTGGTATGGATAGTGCTAAGTGGACTATGATGGGTCTCGTTATTGCATCCATTATTGGAATCAGCGTTTCCGGTATCCGCGAATACTTTGTTGTGAATGAAATAATTGCCAATGTAAAGAGGGCAATTAACCAACAAATCACGGATTTCCAGAATATTGATTGGGATGGAATCAGCGCTGACCAAGCACGAATAATACAACATTTGAGTAAAGTCAGTGAGAACAATGTGATTACATAATTGGAAGCAAGGGTATAAAGACATTTGACCATTTATAAGCATAAATGGTCAAACCCAAATCACATAAACCAGTATTAAAAAATAAATATTATCCCTTGGTGAGTGTTTGTACGCCCACATTTAATCGCAGGCCATTTATACCCACAATGATTGCGTGTTTTATGAATCAAACATACCCGAAAAATCGCATTGAGTGGATTATTGTGGATGATGGCACCGACAAAGTACGGGATGTGATTGAAGCCGCAAAAATTCCACAAGTCAAATACATCGAAGTTGCGGAAAAATTACCTCTCGGTGCAAAACGCAATTTGATGCACAGCCATTGTACGGGAAGTATTATTGTTTATATGGATGATGACGATTATTATCCGCCTGACCGCATTTCGCATGCGGTGGATACTCTCCAAGATAACCGCGATGCATTATGTGCTGGATCAAGTGAAATATATATTTATTTCAAACATATTAAGAAGATGAAGCAGTTTGGACCTTATGGACCGAATCACGCAACGGCTGGCACATTTGCGTTTCGATCGGAACTGCTGAAAATAACGAAATATGAAGAAGGTGCAGCCGTCGCAGAAGAGCGCGCATTCCTCAAAGACTATACAATTCCGTTTGTTCAGTTGGACCCAATGAAAACAATATTGGTGTTTTCACATGAACACAATACATTTGATAAACGGAAATTGTTGGCGAATCCTCATCCAGATTTTGTAAAAGATACTCATCGTAGTGTGAATGATTTTATCAAATTTGAACATGAGAAAACTATTAAGCAGTTTTTTATGAATGATATTGACGGATTATTAGAAAAATATCAACCTGGTGAACCGAAAATGAAACCGGATGTATTGAAACAAATCGCGGAAATCGAAGCATCGCGGAACAAAATAATGATGGAAGAACAAGCAAAAGGAATAGGGCAAATTATGATGAATCAGCCGGGGAAAGAACCGGTACCGTTAACTATTCCTCAAATAGCAGAATTGTTGCGTAATCAACAAGATATTATTCAAAAATATGAGTCGCGAATTAGGGAATTAGAGTTTATGAACAAGCAATTACAGGAGATTATTATTGAGAATACAAAACAGGCGAAGTCAGCAGAGCAAATGCCATTTTATGGTCCGCAGGTTCAAGGTCCACAGGTTCAAGGTCCACAGGTTCAAGGTCCACAGGTTCAAGGTCCACAGGTTCAAGGTCCACAGGTTCAAGGTCCACAGGTTCAAGGTCCACAGGTTCAAGGTCCACAGGTTCAAGGTCCGCATGTTCAAGGTCCGCATGTTCAAGGTCCGCATGTTCAAGGTCCACAGTTCCAAAGTCCACAGATCATAAATGTAGAATCAAAAACCGAGCCTCTATTTCGTATCAACGAATGAAGAGCGTAAAAAACGGGAATTTGCTCCACATACTTTATACCAAATATTCCCTAATTATGTTAAACACATCGCTATTAATATGTTTCTTTTGCTCCATTATTTTTCTCATCATAATGAGTTCGCGATTTTTCTGTATTTCCGCCTTCACAAAGTCTCGAATAAATACTTTCTTTCCTTCGCGCATAGGATTTCTACACAAACCCTCGATATCCCAAGGTAAATCAGGATACTTATTATAGTGCTCAAACGTTATGTTTGGGTTTTTGCTAACTTGGTACCAATTCCAGCTAAATCTGGGATTATCCAAAATATGGTTGAACATAATATTTTCATGACTACTAATGTGGTAGAAATCCCACCCATATTTTGGATTGTCCAATATATTTTGAAATGTAATATTTTTATTGATGTGTATAGTATCCAGATCCCAAGGTATTTCCGGATACTTCAATAAATGCTCTATAGTTATATTGGGATTATGAGACAGCGAAATCCAGTTCCAAGGTTTGTCCGGATATTGTAATACGTGTTCCATAGTTATATTTGGAGACATTGACAGCATATACCAGTTCCAAGGTTTGTCCGGATAACGCAATACGTGTTCGATTGTGATATTCTCGTTCCCAGATAATCCATACCATCCTAAACTGTTTTCAGGATATTTCATGAGTTGCTCAAATGTGATATTTGGATTCGTACATATGTAATACAAGCTCCACGGCTTGTGTGGATTTTGAACTATATGTTCGAATGTTACTGTTTTGTTTGAAGACAACGCCGCCCAGTTCCAGGTTTTGTGTGGAAACTCAAATACGTTATCAATCGTTATGTTTGGATTAAAACTTAACGATTTCCAGCTCCACGGTTTGTCGGGATGTCTCAACACATCTTCGAATATTATATTCGAATTCGAACTAATTATATCCCAGTTCCATTGTTTGTCCGGATTCGCGTTTATGAAATCGACGGTCAAGTTTGGATTACAACTCAATACATTGATGTGTTGAGTTATCTTGTTTTCACCAAACGACTTCACCATGTTATTCCACATGCGCGTCCATGTGCGCTCAGCTTTCGCAAAATATTCGGGTTTAATACTCATTTTTGTTATATATTTATTTTTCCAGATACACAAAAAAGTTTTTCAATTTTTCCCGAATACAACACGATATTCGAGACACTTATATGATTTCATCCTCTAATTCGTCGGTTTCTATTTTCTTTACATTTTTGTCTAAATATCGATACATCCGTTTAATATCGAGTTTATTGATTTCATAATTCTCAAATAATTTGTCGAGGGCGTTCAGCGTAATATTGTTTTCAACAATATCGATATTCTTCGAATAATAGAAGACGCGCATTTCCTGAAAAAACGGAATTAAATCGCGTTTATCAATATCCAGTTTTTGGCACAGATCATAGATGAATTCAACGTTATTATATTCAGTGGAATATTTGGTTAGCACTTTGGTAAACCGAATTTCTTTGGGCACATTAATGGTGTCGGCGTTGACTACTTTGTGAAATATGCGATTGTTATTGAATGTTTTCATGAGACTACTCATTTCATTAAAATGCCAGATTTGATTCTGGAATGTGATGCGGTCAATGTAGTCTGCGAAACAAATATTTTCGAGGAATCGCAAATAAAATGGAATTGCTTGGCGCGGATTTTTCGGCAATACGTCGACAATGTTTTCGTGAAAAAGGAGCGCGGCGGTTGTGCGGTCAGTTTCATTTAAGACAATATTGTGTTCATCGATGCGATAAGGACGCGAAATAAGAGAGGTTGTGATTTTATTGGTGTCTTCGTTGAATGTTTTAACGTTCAAAATATTTTGAAGCACGGTTTGGTCTATCATTTCCGGCTTGGATTCGTACAACTTTTGTAAAAATCCAAACTTGCGTAAATCACCATTGGCATAATTTACGACAATATCTTTCTTGTTTTCGGGCATATCCGGGTAAAATGTGTTAACTAGGCGCATCATTTGCGGTATTGTGGGCGTGTTGAGTTCAAATACATTACACACTTTCATAAGTTCTTTGATTTTCTTGTCAATATTGTAGTTACCAATACAAATAATTGGATTCATTGTCATACTTTCCAGCTTCTGTTTTTTCGTCTTTTTTTGGCGAATTAGTTTGATGAGTGCGGTGAGACCACCCTTGTCACCACTATTCATTCCGTCGATTTCATCCATAACAATGGCGATTTTCTTGATGCGCCGGTGCATCATATCCAGGACATTGCACGAAGATATATTATTGCTGGCAATGTTTTCGATAAGGGCTTTATTTCGCACGTCGCCGGCGTCATAATGGATTACATCGTAATTGAGCGATTTCAATATATCAATAACAAATTGAGTTTTGCCGACACCGGATGAGCCATAAATATAAAACCCCTTTTTGAATGTGGGATTTGCGTGATCTTTTGAAAATGCATTTAATATGGATTTGATATTTTCGGCAGTCTTATTTCGTTCAAATATGTTGTTTAATAGTTCGGTGTTTAATGACATTCGGTTATGTAATTAAATTAGGTGTTCATATATTTATATATATTTGAACGAATCATTATTGTAGAAGGCCAAAATTAAAGGCCGACAAGGCCAAAATTAAAGGCCGAACGCGCTGAAATCCGCAGTCACTGGACGGAAATTACTACCTTTGGATTGGAGTGCGCCATTATATGAATATGGGTCGATCGGTTGGCCTTGTTGTTTCTGGTTTTGGTTGAGAGGCGCATAGATTCCAGTGTAATTACTTCCTGGACGAGGACCATTGTATGATTGCTCATATCCAACTCGGCGAGGATCAACTGAGAGCAGATTTGAAACACCTGTTCCAGCATCTCGAACTAGTCCACCCGCAGTATTTACTACATTACCCGCAGTATCGAATGTACGATCAATAACATTACCGGCAATATCAACAGTCTTGCCAACAATATTACCCGCAGTATCAACAGTCTTGCCAACAATATTACCCGCAGTGCCGATTGTTTTGGAAGCCAAATTTGCGGCTATTGCACCACCTGTAACTGCTGTGAGACCACCGATCGCCGCAGTTCCCTGAATAGTTGAGCCAACTGTATCCGCAGTGTTGGAAATAGTAGCACCAGCGCTCTGTCCAAGAGAGGCAGCGGCGGATGAAGGACCCTTCACAGCAAGTGAAGAACCATCGGCAGCCATTGAGCCAGAACCACCAGAACCACCACAATTAGTACAAGCACCACCTGAACAGGCGGGACATGATGGGCATACAGGAGGCACAATTTGGGTTTTTAACATATAGTCGTTAGAAATACCACCCACGGCATTCGAGTTAAAATAACTCCACCATTTCCAGAAATCGCCGTAGTTGCCACTGCTGTCACCGATCTTTTTCTCATCATCGCCCTTCTTGTCATCGCCCTTTTTATCATCGCCCTTCTTTTCATCTTCTTTCTTGTCTCCTGATGAACTACTTGATACATAGACACCACTCGATGTGAATCTAACTACCTTTTTAATAGGCACATATCCATTTGCATTGCGGTTTTCGAAGATAACAATCAGCGTGTTTTCACCAACAGGCCAATACATAATTGTGTTCTTGGTTGCTGTATCTTGGACGAAAAATGGCTTATTCACAGATTTGTTGAATGATTGCTTAATATAATCAAGTCCTGATGCCTGGGCATCCGCTACTGATGTCAATTGAATATCAGGCGTATTGTCATCTTCGCGCTTACCATCGCCACTTCGATAATATACATCCACAGATTTTGAATCAGTTGTGGGTGTTTTTATTACTAAAAGGTTGCCATTTGCAACATCATATTTGATTTTGCTGGTGATTTGGTAAACCACGCGGCTTGGGTGATAATACGGTTCAATCACATTTTTGTCATCATAACCATCAGCAAATTGTTGGGGATATCCTTTGGAATCGATATATATATCATCAGCGGTATCACCATCTTCATCTTTGCTTAAATCTATTGATACGAGAGGATTGATTGAACCAGTATAGAAGGCAACGGAACCATGTTTGACAGTTCCAGCATACGAATTTCCTGAATATGCACTAGAATTACCGGAAGCTGATAAACTGGTGATATCCATCACATAAATGTATGTGTTAGCACCCCAAGTAATATAGTTAACCTGATTCTGTCCAGATTTGTAGGACCAGGCAACATCGATGGGATCAAGTGTAGATTTGCGACTTTCGGGTACAACCTGGTTAATAGCAACGGCTTTACTCTCTCCATTTGTTCCAGTCTGGTCAATAGTGGTGTTCTCATATGAGACAATTTTACCAGAAGGTGTGGAATCATATTTTCTAGGGACAATTTCGATAGATTTAATTGTGGTTCCATCGGTATCACTGTTTGACCCTTGTACTTGATTCTTAGTGTAAATCACGACAATATTTCCATTTCGCGGATCATAGTAAATATCATCATAAATCTTGGTTACTGGATTCTCGGTGCTGTATATTCCAACAGTTTTGGTAGAGAATGGTGATGATTCTTTGTTATAAGTGATGAATCCCTCTTTTTCCAAATATGTTTTCCACATCGCGGATAGCGCCAAAGCCAACAGCAATATTATGAATAAAATTAAGGGGCTTAATTTGAACTCCATTTATGCGCAAATATATATTCTACACCGAAAAATAAAACTACACATATGTGTGTGTGTGTTTACAAAGGAATTGTATATGTTAAATCCAAATAAAGGTTTAGTGTGAATCCTAAATAGTATGGAAACGCCAGTTGTTGCTAAAAAACCCAGAACAAGAAAAGAACATGTGGTGTTATTGTCTTGTAAAGATGCTGAGAATGAGTTTGAAATCGGGATAGATGAAGCTGGGCGAGGACCTTTGTTTGGTCGGGTATATGTGGCAGCAGTGGTTTTGCCGAAGGCCTGTCAAATGCCACAATTCCACTATGAATGGATGCGTGATAGCAAGCAAATCAAGTCTCGTAAAAAAATTGGTGAACTTGCCTCTTATATCAAATCAAATGCTCTTGCGTGGCATATTCATTATATGGATGCGGCGGAAATTGATAGTCAAGGAATCCTAAATTGTGTTATTCGCGCCATGCATATTTGTGTCGACCATATTTCGACAATTCTTCTCCAAAAATACGGATTCACGCTAAATCGCGGTCTTCTTCTTGTAGATGGCAATTATTTCCGTCCATATACTCGTTTCAACAATGACACCGATACATTGGATACAATTAACCACGAAACAGTTGAGAAAGGTGATGGCACATATGCGTCAATTGCGGCTGCGTCGATTTTAGCAAAGAATGAGAGGGATACATATATTGAGCATTTGTGTGAATGTCATCCTGATTTGGTGACTCGTTATGGACTAAATACCAATATGGGATATGGGACCAAGGCGCATTTAAATGGTATTGCAGAGCATGGAATCACCCAATGGCATAGGCAAACATTTCGTGGAGCAGCGGGCGAACCATTAAATGAGATAAAACTCGCTAAATAAGTTGTGGTCCCAAGAATATATGCCGTGCCATGAGAATGAGGATTTGCCCCATTATCATTTAATTGTAATGGAGGAAGGCGGGTGTGCCAAATATGAGATTCCGGTGTTATTTAGAGATAATAATGATAGTGATATTAAGGCGGCAATGATATGTGATATTAAAGAACATATCCGGAATATTTTGGGGGTTGAAAATATGTGTCTTTTGTGGAAAGGATGTGTATTAGAACCAGATACATTGTTGGTGCGAAATGTGTGCATTGATGGTGAGAATTTTCCGTTGTATGTGTCGAATATAAAGGACCCGATTGTAATAGTAAAAAAATAAAGGTATAATGTATAACTATGGATTTTACTCTCTTTACTGGAATTATGGCTTTCTATGCTGTCCTTACTTATTTGGTTTTACCTGCTGTTTTCTACTACACAATGGGGAAGACAATAAAGGCCGCCGGTAATGGATTTGTTGTCGGTAGTGTGCTATCAGTTGTGTTGTGGATGTTTTTTGGATCCAAGATGTAATCGAGAATCAAAGATGTTTATGTTTATTTGTCAAATATAAAGATAAACCAGATATCCTCTCTATATGCTGACTCTTTCCACCTGTTTTTATATTATGAATTCCAAGTTTGATCCTTCAAAATATATTGACTGGATGGAGAATTTTATTTCGATCAGCAATAATTTCAAACTAGTTATTTACACAAATGAAGAAAGCACTCCCCACATAAATATACGCCAAAACCCAAATATTAAAATTATTATTAAACCATTTGACCAATTTTATTGCTACAAGTTTCGAGAGTCGTGGATAAAGAATCATAGTAAAAATACTATGCTTAATGAACATAGTCAATTTAATACAGACTGGGAATTAAATATGTTGTGGTCCGAAAAAATCGCATTTGTCCGCGAAACAATAACACAAAAATATTTTGAAACTGAATATTATGGCTGGTGTGATATCGGGTATTTTCGAAACCGGCAAAACGATACACATATCAGTCGTTTGATGGCTTGGCCGAATCCCGTAAAAATCGGCGCCTTCGACCAGAATAAGGTTCATTATGCGTGTGTAAATAATTCAACTGAATATGTAAATAGTCTGGCTCGTCTAATTAATGTGCGCAATCAAGCGGGTTTACCAGTACAACAAATACCGCCACACCAATATTCTGTTGCCGGTGGTTTCTTCTTGTTACACAAAACCAAAATTGATTGGTGGTTTGACCTCTATTATTCCCGTCTCGAATCATATTTCAAACATGATTACTTGGTGAAAGATGACCAAATTATTATTGCGGATTGTGTGTTTTCTAATATGGGTCGTTTTAAATTATATTATGAGAATAACAATGATGTCGATAACTGGTTTATGTTTCAGCGTTTATTGTTATAACAATATAAATATTTCATAATAAACTGTTTATATTACTAATGATAACCATACTTATGCCAATTTATAATGGAATTGAATTTATTGTTGATTCTGTCCCATCAGTTATTGGGCAAACTTACGGCGACTGGAATCTTATTATTGGTATTAATGGCCATCCGCATATGTCAATCCAATATCTTATTGCTAAACAATATGAGTACGATTCACGGATACGTGTTTTAGATTTGGAAGGTATATGTGGCAAATCAAATGCACTAAATGAAATGATGAAAGGTGTGAATAGTGATTATGTTGCGATACTGGATGTCGATGATATTTGGCATCCGGAAAAGCTGGAAAAACAGATGAGTCTGGTTCCCCAATATGATGTTATCGGCACAAATTGTGTATATTTTGGCGAAAGCAATGCTGTTCCAAAATTGCCTCTCGGTAATTTGTCAAATTTTGATTTTAATAAGTTTAATCCAATTATAAATTCCAGTGTCATTATTCGCAAAGAAATGTGTTGGTGGAATCCGGTATATGATGTCGAAGATTATGAGTTGTGGTTGCGTCTGCGAAAACTGGGGAAATCTTTTTTTAATGTGTCCGAGATTTTAGTTAAGCATCGTATTCATAGGCAGTCGGCATTTAATACAAAAGACCATCAACTCCAAATTGAGGAAATCAAGAAATTACATGCTTAGACCACCATCCCAAAAATTGATTTTATAACTATGTGTAAAATCAATTTACAAAACATACAAAATGAACGCGCAAATTATTTTCGATGAAAGAGAGGGAGGCAATGGCATTTATAAATTTGCCGTTCTGGATAGTGGGCTTAGTTATGGTCTCGGTGCAGAAAAAGAGGATCAAGTAATTCATATGATGATTGACACTTCCGGTTCTATGGATGAGCTATGTAGCGACAACAATACGAAACTAGATCAAATTAAATATGTTATTCGAAATATGATTCGACATATATTGGAACATTCGCAGAATTGCGGTGTGATTTTGAGTGTGAGTAGTTTCAACCAGTGTGTAAAACCGATTATTACTAGTGTTCGAGTTAATAATGAAAATATGGATATGCTGTTTAAACAAATAGATAAAATGTATGCAACTGACCAAACAAATATCGAAATCGCATTAAATGCATTACGACTTAGTACAATCAAAGATCAAGAAAGAGATTGTGTAAAATCCGGAGTTGTTCACAACATATTTATGAGCGATGGAGAGGCAAATTGTGGCATAACAGACCCAGTGAAGTTGGTGGAATTGGTGGACACTTGCGCATTCAATACATTTATTGGATTTGGTCTCGAACATGATCCATATATGTTTTCTACACTATCAGCCACTCAAAATAGCAAATACTATTTCATTTCGGACAAAGAAAAAGCCGGAATTGCATATGGCGAAATCTTACACGGTATTTTGAACAATGTTTGGTCAAATGTAATTTTAGTTTGTCGCGGTTGTGAAGTCTATGATTACAAAACAAATACTTGGGTGAGCACACTTTATATTGGTCAGATTGCGGCCTCCGATATGCGGACATTTCACATTCGAAGACTCGATGAAACAGAAGAACCTGTGAATATTTATTTGATAACTGGCGGTTCTGTTATTTGCGACACATTGTTTGAATATAAGTTTGAGAAAATGCCCGAAATGGAGTATCGCTTGAAAACCCTCCAAATGTTATATAAGGCCTCTAATTTTACAAAAAATCATAAAGAACCATTGATAACGGATTTTGATGTTGATGAAAATGAAACACAAGGTGACATGAAAGAAATAAAAGATGAAATGAAAGCATTATTGAGAGAAATGATGTCATTTATGGAGACACAACAGGATATTCGATTTATGAAGAATTTGTGCGACGATATAGTAGTGGTTTTGAGAACGATTGGTACATCCTATGGGCATATGTTCAGTTGCTCGCGACAGCATTCACAGGGTGATGAGAGGATTCATACCACGACACTAAATTGTGAAATAAATGAATTGACTAATACACATTTATCTAATATACCAAGTCGATTAACAAGACAGAATAGCAACACCCCGACAACCCTCGATTTATATTCGTCAAATAGTATGGATAACACACCATTTTATGTTGGAGATCACGAGTTTGGTTCAATATATTGGGGGCAATCTGCATCTCCATCAAGTCCTCAACGCTGTCCCAATGATGATGACAATATTGGTGATTATGTGGTATCGAATGAAATCGATAGTCCATATTGTACGGATGACAAAATGTTTGTAATTCGTAATGTGAGTTCTACGCCTAAGCATCTTTAAATATGCTTACCTAATGGGTCGGCAGTTTATAAAAGTGCAAATGTCAAAACCAGATGAAAAATAAGCCCGCTTACATGAATAGCTCTTCCAGTTCTTTTTTCTCGATAATCTTGAACTCGGATGTGCGGTCCATTTTGCTATATCCAAGCAAAAACTCGGTGTCATTCTTTCGCACAAACCCCAACACATATTCGACTTTCTCTCGTTCAAAAGTGAATAATCGCGACCATCGAGTCAGTTGTCCCGTTCGGTTGTCAATCGCCACCAAAATATGATAATAATAACGGCGATCTTCATATGATACTAAATGGCAAATAAACCAGGTCTCTGCATCCACTTTGATTCCGTTTGTTGAACCTCTCAATAATTCGAAAAATCGTGGTGTACGGATTTCGCATTTGTTGATAAGTGTTCCGGTCTCTCTATCAATTTCGTAGGTTGTCATAGGCGACCATCCATACACAATTCGCAATGTGTTTTCACCATCGGCATAGAGCACCCAGTTTTTCTCGATATTTCGTGTGCCGGCCAGAATAACAGAGTTCGTTGTCCTGTTCTCATAATCGATAGTTCCATATTCGATGCGCATTGTGCCATCATGTAATCCGCGGTTTGCCGTAAAATGCGTTTCGCCATTGTGTTCAAATAGGCGCACATCCTCTAATCCCACATAACGTGCGTCGTGTTCCTTATTATAACCTAGCAAAAATGACGCAGATGCTGTGGGTATTTCATCGTCCGAGTCAACATAGGTTGCATCATCACAATAATGCGATGATATCACATTATGTGTGATAATTTGCTCTTGATTCACATAGCCACCTGTGGCGTCAATATAATAATTCACCTGGCGATGATTCGTTATGAGTCGACCTTGATGGAAACATAGTGATGGTGTACTAGTGCGAAAATCGGGGCCCATTAGGGGTGTCCTTAATGAAAATGGTTTTCCGGGCAACGGTTCACAGTAAAATTTGTAATTTGATATTACATTATTCATAATTCCACTTTCAAGATTTGGTGCACACAACACATTCATCGAAAGAGCCGCCAAATCCACCTTGTCCGGATTGTAATAATAACCCGAAATTGTGTATTCATAGTCGAGTTTGTAGTCATATACGTCGTTTTGCAAGAATAAATAGTCGATTTTTGATTTGTCCACGCCCTCTAATTGGCTGAGCGCCATACAATAAAATTCATACACCAACTTATGTTTAGATTGATTGCGATAATATGTCATAATCTCATAGATGTTTTCAAGACGTTTAGGAAAATAATCGTAAGCCAGCATCCAGTATGCTATTGCCTTTTCGGGCTCTCCCGACCACATATGGCAACGACCAATATTGTAATAACTCTGCCAGACTTCGTCGAACCATCCGCCGATTTCGATGCGTTTCTTATACGTCTCGATTGCCTTTTCCCTCTCTCCATTATCACGATAACTATTTGCCAAATAAAATGTATATCTGTCGTTGTTCGGTTTCTCTTTGAGTCCTTCGGTTAAGAGCCGGATATCGCGAGTAAATTTGTCTGCTTTGGCTCCTCCGTCGCCAACATCATTAATGAATAATATGGTGCGCTCAATTTGGTCATATTTGGTTCCGTCGGGGGTACTAATTACCTCATGCGTTACTCCCCAGTATGATATATTTAGACTGTTTTTCACTATCCGGACATTTTTATATGAAAAATTATCGCTTCCTTGAAACAAGTGGAATACATCCGACTTCCATAATCCTGTCTTGAAACTCACCAGGTCGAATTCAGGACCCTTTTCCAATATCATATCCGCATCCATCAACAAAATAAAGTCCGCATATGTTCCACCGGTGTTTTTCGCATCTTTACACGCATGTAAGGAAAATGTGCGATTGTGTTCGAAGTTCTTGAATGGTTCAAAAATGACAGTGCCGGGAATATTGCGACTATCAAAATACTGAGTGATTATTTCCCGAGTATTGTCGGTGCTTCCAGTGTCACAAATACAATAACAGTCGATGATATTAGCAAGAGAATCCAAAAGGCGTGTAATAATTTTGGACTCATTCTTGACAATCATATTTAGGGCCAGTTTAGGCATTATGCTGAACTCGATGTTTTCCATTTTCTCGTGCCTCTATTGATTCATATATAAACTTTCTATTTATACCCTTTCGCATAGTTTCTAACTATCCATTCTTTTATTGGATTAGAATATACGAACTATGGCGTGTACTCGATATACAAATGATAGAGGAAGAATTGAGAAACAGAATATGATGCTTACAAATGCTGGCAGATATGCACTCGATACTCCCGGCCCGGGTGACCAAATGGCATTCAATGCTGACCCTCATATCCGTATTCAAAAATGGGGTGCCAACTTTCGCGACAATATGATGGACATCAATAGTGATTTAAGAGGTTTAACTCGACCTCTCACGCGCGACCTTCCCGAAGTCAATGACTATAAGAAGTGGAGTGTGTCCTCATCAGCACCCACCCAACACGGCGAATCAAATTATGTGACTGATGATTCTCGCGCCACTCATCCTGCGTGGACTTATCGCGAAACTGAGCTGAATCGATTTGAACCAACCTTGTTGAACCCTCTCGATCAATTGGAGAAACCGTTTCATTATGATTTGAATACGCGCATTTTAGAAAGAGACTACTTTAAACCCAGTCCGGTGCCTTTGGCGATTGCGGGAACTATGCGCCAAAATACTGGTTATGCACCTTTCCAACAACACCTTGGTGGAATTTCCACTTATGGTAATTAGAATATAACTATATATTTTCAGTAGTATATATAGTTAAATACGATGGAGCTTGCCATACCTCTCATAGCACTTGGAAGTTTATATATTGTATCGAATCAGTCAAAACCAGGCGAATCGAAAAAAGAAGGGTTTGAGAGTCTCCCCAATACAAATATTCCCGATAAAAATTACCCCGATGGAACCGTGAATAATGCCGAAAATGATTTATCTGCGTCGTTGTCAACTGTCAATAAATATGACGGTCAGTCAGCATATACCGACAAATATTTTAACCCCAATGTTCGAAATAGTTTAGTGAATAAAAATGCCGAAACAGATACCTCTCAATATTATTCGCTCACGGGTGATAAAGTGGATTCAAAATACTTCAACCACAACAATATGGTGCCATTTTTTGGCGGCAAAATACGGACTGCTATTGACCCCAAATCGAATGAGGCTATTATGGACAACTATTTAGGCAGCGGTAGCCAAATTATTACCAAGTCGGAGCAGGCACCTCTCTTCGCACCCAATGAGAAATACCAGTGGGCAAATGGTGCGCCGAATATGAATGACTTCTATCAGTCACGCGTGAACCCCAGTATGCGAATGGCAAATGTGAAGCCATTTGAAGAGGAAAAGGTTGGTCCCGGTCTTGGATTGGGATACGGCACTGCGGGTTCCGGTGGATACAATTCGGGTACTATGATGCGCGAGTCATGGATGCCAAAGGGCGTTGATGAACTACGAACAGCCAATAAACAGAAGTCGAGTGAGTTCATGCAATTGGGTCACGAAGGACCCGCCAAAAGTCGCATCACAAATGTCGGTATTTTAGGCGCATTTCAAAAGAATCGACCGGAAACCGCATTTGAGTGGGGACAGGACCGATTATTTACTACAACCGGTGTAGGGCGAGCCCCCACTGCCCAGGCTATCCAGATTGAGCGAGATGTTGCTCGTCCGGAGACCACTGTATCTTATGGTGGTGTGGCACAGAGTGTCCATCATGTGCAAGCTGATGGTGGTGAGATTTTGCCGAGTCATCGTGTAGAATTGGGACCTACACAATTGGGTGTTGCCAATGCGAATGGACGTGGATTTGCGAATGATGGCGACTACGGAATTAAGTCGAAACAAGTGTTTGCCAATAACCGCAGTACAAATGGAGAGACTGATTATTTTGGTGCTGTTGGTAGTGGTATTGGCGCCGTGGTTGCACCTCTCTTGGAAATTATGCGCCCATCGCGCAAAGAGAATACCACAGGAAATATGCGTGTATATGGTGATGCCAAGTCGCGTGTTGGTCAATCATATTTATATAATCCGGCAGATGCTCCCGCACACACGATGCGTGAAACTACGGAGAAGTCTTTGAACCACTGGAATATCAATAGAGGTTTGAAGGGCGACGGATATATTAATGCGAACCACGAGGCGGTTCCTCAACACCGAGACACCACTACTAAATCGCATACTGGTGGCGCCGGTTATCGTAATTCGGCGCTGCGACCGTATGATGCCGAGCTGTCTTATGAACCTAGTGATATTAAGGCCTCTACAATTCATAGTCGATTTGGCAATTCGAATACAAACTTGTTCAATAATTACGTGAATTATCAAGGTAAGCCGAAAGATATTGATATGATTAATAGTAGAGAGGCGATGCCAAAAATGCCATACCAATCACAATCGGTACAAAGTATGGGCGAACTCCAATACAAGACCAAGGATGTGCCCCAAGTTGATCGTAACACATCCGATTTGTATAGTGTATTACAACAGAACCCATATGCTATCAAGAGGGCATACAATTAAGATAACTGGGAGAGAGGGCTTACAAATAAGGTGTAATATATATTTTTCGCAATATATATTATTATATGATAGGTGGTTCGATTGCCGAAAATGTTGTATTCCAAAAAATACTAAGTATTGGGTTCGAAGTCGAATGTGGCGTTTTAGCGAAATTAACCAAAACAGATGATGATGAAGAAACTGGCGACGCTGTGCTATATAATGCGGACACCGCAAGAAAGGATATTCAAGAGTTTAAAAAAGTAGAGGCTGGCGAAGATGATGACATTGATGATTATATTTTGGAGAGGCAAGAAGAGGTGATGGAAGATAACATTATCGACAAATACGGAAAACGAAATTCCAATGCGGTTTTCAATATCACCAGCGACAATGCTGTCACGCCATTTATTCAAATGCTTAATAAGATTTGTTATTATGATTCCGAACTGGATTTGCCGACAGATAAAACAGAGGAAAAGAACCATTTCTTCACATTCCGTGATAACTCGGGTAAAAATTACAATATACATTTTAAAATGAAGGACGAAACCGATTGTGGGTTTCATTCATCAGTTGAATGGGTGGTCACTTACTATAAAATCCAGCGGAGTAAGAATGTGATTGTAGATACATTTGTGAATATGATTACTAATTTGGTGGCGCATTTGAGTGATTTGGAAGAAATCAAAGGAAATTATATTATCAAATATAAGACACCCGATGATGAAATAGAGGAATTTGTAGTCAAGAATCCCAAAGAACGCATTTTATTTCACAAACCTGGTACCAGCCTCTATTATTTACAAACCCAGAAGTCATCGATGCCAATGACCATCAATGATGCCTGCTCTGTCGTTCAAATGACATTCTCCGCTCATGTCGAGAATATTGTTGATGTCTTGGTTGCACTTTTGACTGACAATGCGGATGTTATTCCAACATTCCATAGTGAAATAGAGGAAAAACTGAAACATACAATGAAAGTCAAAGAATGTGTCGATGAATTAGTTGATAATTACAACAAAACTGCATCTATGCATTATTTTTATTCAAACAGCAAGAAGAATACTAAACTTGTTGATATTGTTAAATCATATTTATTCTTGATTATTTTCAAAATTGAGCGCTATATATTCTTCAAAACGCGACCAAAACGCGCAAAATATTTCAAAAATTTATTGTATTTTAATAGTCGTCATAGTAATTATGTACTATATACCAATTTGAAGCGTGAAATCAAGAGCCATTTTGGTATCGATGATAGCACTACTATATTAATAATTAAAACAATGATTTGTGTCTCATCGGTTTGGGAGAGGCTTGGTTTACCGGTTTCTGCCAAAGTCTTTGCGAATGAGGGCGCTCTTGACAAGTTTGACGTTTATTATGGTGACCCCAAACACTCGATCGCGAGTTATTTGGATTTTTTTGAGGCCCCTATTGATGATGAAACTAATATCATAGAGGAAACTGGCAAGATTGTCGATTATGATTGGCTCGAATATAATGGCATCGATGATGTATCGAATAAAATGGAGCTGAAAAACAATGTGGTGTTAGTGGAGTGCCGTAATTTCCAGAAGTTATTGGCGCTATATGTTTACAATATGGCTGACATGACTTTGCGAAAACAGATGACGAGAGGTGCATGTAATATTTTGACCGAACATATTGGATCCGATGTGTCTTCGATGTCGATTTCCAACTTTAAAAAAATAATCGAAATATATAACCAAAATAGCTCATCGGTAACTAAATATGGAACACGAAAAAAAACTGGTCGTTCATCTGTACGCAAGACCCGGAGCAAAAGTCCTAGGAGTAAATAATGATTACATCTTATAAAAAAAATGAGGTTTGTCTCATTTTTTTCAGTCGGTGTAACCACGGTACCATAAAATTGATGTTTTTTGTGATAAAATTTGGAAAAGTATAGACGTGCACACCCAACTCATGATATTTTATTCGGACAAAATTGAAGCAGATATTATTGATAATAATGATGTAAGTGTTATTGTAGATATGATTGATCAATTCAAAGAAGATGTGGATATGCTGTTCACTTATTTTGCATTTTCAATTATTGGACTCGATTATATCAAGAATCTTCTTAAATATAAATCAAATCGGGTGGCATTTTATTGCCTGGAAGATGTGTTTGATATTCGCAAATGTACATCGGCCATGATTTACTCGAAACAAACTCGCAAAACGGGTGGATGTATTATTTACTATATTATGATGATTTGTACTCAACCTGAATATAAAAAAATGGGATTCGCCACAAAATTATTGAACGGATTTGTCGAAAAGGTGCGCAAAGAAACCGTGAACGCGAATGTTCCTGTAAAAATTATTTTGAGTTCTCTTGACGATGTTGTGTCGTATTACCAGAAATATGGATTCGAAGTTGTTGATTGTTCGATGGAAAATTATCCGTATTTGGCCTGTTTCGAAAAATATGATGAAACCAAGATTTATACAATTATGGAACTTGTTGTAAGACCATGAACATTTGGCATAAAAATATGGGTTGCCATATTATATATGAAAACATGCCACAAAATATCTGATAACAGATCAAATAAGAAGAAGAGGCGTACAATGCGTTCGAAACAACGTGTTTTTTAATTGGAATTGCCGGACCATCCGGATGTGGTAAAACATTCTTCGCAAATTTATTGCGAGAAAAGCTGATATCAAATAAAATCCCAAGTTCAGCAGTGGAACTGATTTCGTGCGACAATTATTACAAGACGTTTTACACCTTTTAACATTTCAAACGCCGACCCTTCGGTACGGCGTCTTTTAATGTGAAAAGGCAACTGTTACTTTATAACCGATAAATTGCCTTTGTTATATTCAATAATTCTGCGAAGCAGAATTATGATATATAAATCGGCATTTCAAAGGTTAAAAGGTGTATAATAGCGACGGTACTATAAGAAAACAATTATCAAAAAATATATATGAGAAAACACCCGATTATTTGAAATATAACTGGGATCATCCTGACGCGGTCGATTTATCCTTGCTCGAAAAACATTTGATTTCTCTAAAAAACGGCGATAATATTGTAATTCCAGAGTTTGATTTTTTAAGCAGTGTCCAGACCACCAATCCTAAAAATATAATTCATGCATCCAAGTTGAAAATTGTGATTGTTGAGGGACTTTTCACACTCTATTTGGAAAGTTTAAGGAATCTTTTTGATTTACGCCTTTATATCGATGCCGACCACGAAGTATGTTTAGTACAGCGCCTAATTCGTGATTTTGAAAAACGCAATGCCGATTATGATCGCACCGTACATCAGTATATTGATAATGTTAAGCCTGCCATTTGCGCTTATATTGAGCCGACGCGAGTTCATGCTAATTTCACTATTCACAACTTGTATAAATCTGATTATAAAAACTCGATGTCTATGATTTGCGAATATATTATGTTCAAGGTATCCAAATAGAGGCAATACCAATTATTTCCGGCGACTTTTTTTTAGCGGGTCTTTATTTCGCTGTTCTTTGTATTTCTCGCGTTTTTCGTCGTCTTCGGCATATAATAATTCTGCTTCCAATGTTGTTTTTTGCTGGATTAATCTTTGGCGTTTGGTATCATCATTATGGAAGAAAAAATAGCAAAATGATTGGTTGCTTTTTTCGTCGATGGTTTTGATTTCGTTTTTTATATTGGCTAGTTGAAGTTCGATTTCGGCCTTTCTTGACATCTATATATTAGAGGTCAGTTAATTTTATGCCGTATAAGGTTATTTACAAAAAAATGTTTTTTATAAATAGCTATGACCAAATAGCTATGACCAAATAGCTATGACCAAATAGCTATGACCAAATAGCTATGACCAAATAGCTATGACCAAATAGCTATGACCAAATAGCTATGACCAAATATATTTGAGCAACCATACTATTTATTCAGTCATCAATCTGGGAACACAATTGATTGTCTGTAATTCTTGCGCCATCAGTTTGAACGCATATGGAATTTCAACATATGCGAAGTCCGTCATATTGTCACAAATACTACATTTATGTACACTGAAATTGAACTTGCCTAACATTGAATTGCCCACATCATTGTATTGAGCAATCATACCACATTTCTTACATACATGGACACTGTATTTGTCGGACACATCGTACAAACGTTCTCGGCAGAATCTGCTGATTCCGTGTGCTATCATAACATCACGTTCCATTTCACCAATACGGAAACCGCCATCACGACTCCGGCCTTCGGCCGGCTGTCTCGTCAAATTGACCATCGGTCCAATCGATCTGCTGTGTTGTTTGTCGTTGACCATGTGTTTTAATCGCTGGTAAAACACGGGACCAATGAATATACTCGTGTTGAATTGCTCACCAGTAAGACCATTGTACATCAATTCGTTGCCATAACTCTCATAACCCTGATCTTGGAGTTTCTCCGCAATTGTCTTTACATCGAGTTCGCCGAAACTGGTGCCGTCGCCGAACAACCCGAGATGTACCAGAACTTTACCAAGCAGTGTTTCTTTGAGTTGGCCAATTGTCATTCTACTGGGGATTGCGTGGGGGTTAATAATAATGTCGGGTCTTAGGCCATTTTTTGTATATGGCATATCACACTCGGGTATGATGAGTCCGCAAGTGCCTTTCTGACCATGGCGAGACGAGTTTCCAGTAAATGAGCAACGCCCATTACGTCTTACTAGAAATACTTCGGATGGAACTCGCAAACAATACACTTTACCAACAAAGTCGGTGGTTATATTTGTTGAATTCATATAACATTCATTACTATCAAATATGTTATTGAATGTGGTATCATAACATTTATATATCACATTTTCTCCAACAATATCTTTCACTTGTATTAGTTCATAGTTTGGTTGGTCTCTTCGCTGAACCCACATTCTATGGTTCATTGTCACCTTTTGACTGACACCTTGCGATTCAATTTCATACATTTCACCTTCGTGATCGAAAACTAATGTTTCTATGGGATTCACATATTCCAGTTTATTGGTAGTTCGGTTTAATTGCGCAATCAAATCACTTTTAACTACTTCGGCAATCGGCACCCAGCCGCGATTTAGTGTCAATACGTCGTGGTCATCTGTCATACAGAATTTATCACCTATACACGGCTTTCGAAATGTGCGCATTCGCACTTTGGCACAATTGTATCCGTCGCCATTTCGGCACTGGACATTACTATCCACATATATTTCTTCTCCGCCAGTTCGAACACTCTTACTCTGGTCTTCGCACTTGATTTGTTTCGTCGGGTCATTGCGATTCTCCTTGATATTAACCACTTTCGAAATAATAATAGTGTGGTCTTCCAGCAATGTGTTTTTGGGCACAAATCCAGTGGCGTCAATTTTGTCGTAGTTGCCGTATTTGATTCCCTTGGTTTTTGTAGGGTCCGGCTTACAACGACTCACAAAACGCGTGATGTTTTTGTCTTCATCCTTCTCAGTGTGATAAATGGTGGTGGCAAACATTCCACGGTCAATCGATCCCTTGTTTATTAAGACACTGTCTTCCTGATTGTAGCCGGTATAAGACATAATGGCTACGTGGATAACTTGGCCGGATGGGATTTTCACAAGGTCGAGCCAGTTCATTAGGCGGGTGTCGACGAGAGGACGCGAGGGATACGATAATACATAGGCAGTCTTGTCATAACGTTTGTCGTAGTTGGTTGCATATACACCCATTGCTTGTTTACCTTGTGCGCACTGATACGTATTCCTAGGTGCCTGGTTGTGCTCCGGAAAAGGGATACACGACGCAAGAACGCCGAAAATGGTACTCGGGTGAATTTCGCTGTGGGTGTATTTCACGTGTGTGTTTTCCAGAATATAGGACCCTTTCGCTTTCAGCGCAATCATCGCATAATTCTGTTCACATGGGTCTATATATTCAATCACCGACTCATCCAGTTTACAATTTGTCAACAAGTCATTCCACGACAGCTCATTGTTTTCCAATTGCGTAATGATTTTGCGTGTAATAATCGCCTTTCCATCTTTAACACGCAACAAAGGTCGCGTCATTCGCCCCGCATCATTACATATGCGGATTTCCATATTCTTGTAGTCAAATATTACCGACGTGTATATGTTGATAATACCGCGGTATTTCTTGTCCTTCATATCGTTATAGAGCTCGATTGGCGTCTCCGTGTTTCCAATCCAGCATCCGTTGATAAACACTTTCACCTTGTCATATGCTTGCGAAGGTTTAATCGAGTCAAGTGACATTATAAATGGCTCCGCATACGTGTAGAGCGACGAACTGTTGGACGAAATAGTGAGATGCATTAGACTGCTGATACTCTTAACCACACCAATTGATTGACCTTCCGGAGTCTCAGCACAACAAAGGAATCCCCAAGTAGTGCCGTGGAGTTTGCGCGGTTCAATGAGCTCACCCGACTTGTCTATGGGCGTATTAATTCGGCGCATATGACTCAGCGTGGCGGCGGTAGTGAGTCGATTCACCACTTGGGCAACGCCGACTTTACTACTGTTGCTCTGCTTGATACTGAAATCACCGGTGGCAAGGGCACGATTAATGCCAGTCTCAATAGTGGTCGATTTTATCATCTTACAAATGTTTGCCGAGTTGATGATATTCTCATAATCCTCCGTCGAACGCCACGATCCATTGTTGATTTCCTTCAATATGTTTTTCTGCATTTCCTTCACCATTTTGTTGTAATAGTTGCGGAACAAGTTGTTCAGCAAAGTTCCGGTGGTATCGATGCGCTTATTTATATATGAATCGCGATCACTCGGTTTGATGCGGCCCAATGCCGTCTGGATAAGCATATTCGCCATATATCCCAGGAAATAGATTTTCTGCGCAGGTGTTCGACAATGAGGGAACAAATCATTAGATAATACTTCCATCACAAAATCGCGCTTCTTCTTGGTGCCGTGGTCTTTGTCCATATTGATAGGCGTGAATGCGGCATAACTCGTGATATGGCGAATTGCATCTTCTTGTGTCATATACTTGTTTGCCTCGATAATAGATGCATTCAAGTATGCCAACATTTCCTCGTTTTCTGGTGTGTTCTCATTGAGTAAAATGTATTGACAGATTTCGCGGTCGGCTAATACACCGAGCGCGCGGAACACCACAAACAAGTCAATTGACTCTTTGATGCGCGGAATCACCACTTTGAGCGGAAACCCATAGCCATTATTTCGGCTAATTACCTCGATTTCAATTTGCTTGGGAGATATGCATTTGTTGTCGGGCATCGACTTGATTTCAGCGTACCAACTACACTTCGACGTGTTTTTGCCGTCGTAGCAATAGACAATATTTTGGGCAGCGCGTTCCTGTTGGAGCACAGTCTTCTCCGAGCCTTTGATAATGAAATATCCACCGTGGTCAAATGCACATTCATCAATGGATGTTGGATTGATGTGGGAGTGTTGGTTTAGCACACAAATTGACGAATTGACCATAATCGGGAACTTGCCAATACTGATTTTTGTAATGGTCTTGTTAACAATTCTGGGCTGGTCCATATTTAGCGTGTCGCGAATGGTGTATTTGATGTTGATGTCGATGGTCATATTTGACGCATATGTGAAATTTCGAAGCTTTGCAATTGTGGGAAGCATTATTTTTGTCGAGCCGTTATTCTCATAAATATGGGGTTGATGGATTTTGAGATTGACAAATGTGATTTCGGTTTCCAATGCGTATTGATTGAGTTCGGCGATGAAATCTTTTTCCGATCGGATTTGGACGGGGTTGAACATCTGGATGGTTTGTGGGAGTTGGCGATTTACGCAGTCGTTGTAAGACTCCAATTGGTGACGAACGAGACACGACGAATGGCGGCCCTTGAAATAAGACTCAATGATGGAAAATGGTTCTTCTTCATATGAACCGAGATGACCGAGAACAGTTTTGGTAACGGGATCTTCCTTTGCATTGATCATCGATGATTTTTCGTGTTCAATCATTTCTTTAATTGCTTTGGTTGTATCCATTGCCAACTCTTTGGACAAATTAGTGTGATGGTCTTCGTTGTGGTAGTCTTCGAAGTGATGGTCTTCGAAGTGACTGTGCTCATCTTCTTCTTGTTTCTTAGTTTTCTTCTTTGTATTAGTTTCTTTGGCTCGTGATTTGCGCGGTTTTTTCTCTTCTGCGATGACGGCTTCTACAACTACTGATTCTATGACAACAGGTTCCTCGACGGCCTTTGCCTTGGACTTGTATACTCTCTTGGGTTTTGCTTCGGTTGATGACATATTTAATGATTCTGGATTTGCTTTTCTGGGCATAATTATTGTTTTTCAATTTTATTCATAAGAAATGTTTTCAATTTTATAGGGTGGCGAAGGCGCCTTCGGCGCCTTATCCCTTGAACCCCCACAGGGGGACATCTATCGGCGCCTTCGGCGCCTTATCCCTTGAACCCCCACAGGGGGACATCTATCGGCGCCTTCGGCGCCTTATCCCTTGAACCCCCATATAAGTAGATTATTGTCACCTCTATCAGTAGATTATTATCACCTCTATCAGTAGATTATTGTCACCTCTATCAGTAGATTATTATCACCTCTATCAGTACATTATTATCACATCCTTGAATTATGATATACAAATCGGCGATTTAAAGGTTAAAAGGTTTAAAAACATTCCCTCTATTATTTTAACATTAATGACTACTCCAAAATATAAATTATTCAGTCAATATCTCGATTTTTACCGCCACAAGCAATTTATTTCCCCAAATGAATATTTGAACATAATCACACACTCAAATAATGATTTTTACGGTATTACTCCATGGTCTTCCCAATTAACACCTCTACATATTCTAGCAGATGTCTCTTCCAAATACGATATGTGGCAGCAGGAAAACGAAATTGAAATTGTCCCACCTGAAATTGCAAAAACCAAAAAATGCATTGATGACGAAATCAATTCGATTGCCGACTTAATTAGCATTATTGACAAATATCCTGTATCAGAGGATGTAGAGTATAATATCAATATCAAAATGCTCAACAAGATTGCGGGCGAGCTTCGCGAGCTAAATGCCATGATTGGGCTAAAAACATTGAAGAAAACTGTGCTCGACCAAATCTTGTATTTTCTACAAGGATTGTCTGGTCATGATGAATACAAACATATGGTGATTTATGGTTCACCAGGAACCGGTAAAACCGATATTGCCAAGATTTTGGGTAAGATGTATTCGAATATGGGTATTTTGACGCCACCCACCAAAGACAAGAAATCGCCGGGTTTCAAGAAGGCTACCAGGGCCGATTTGGTTGCCGGTTATTTAGGCCAAACCTCTATAAAAACGAAAACACTTATTGGTGAATCTGTTGGTGGTGTTTTGTTTATTGACGAAATATATTCACTTGGTGACGACAGTTTTTCAAAGGAATGTGCGGATACTATGTGCGAGATGTTGAGCGACAATAAAGACAACTTAATTGTGATTATTGCAGGATATGAAAATGAAGTAAATGAGAGGTTTTTTAAGCTGAATCCCGGTTTAGAGTCGCGATTTTCATGGCGATTTACTATTGACGATTATAGTTCAACTGAATTATGGCAAATATTTAAAAAGAAAATCGATGGTATAGGTTGGACCATTAATGTGTCCGATACTGATGGTGAAGCTTGGTTCAAGCGCAAATATAACGATTTTCCTGGATTTGGTCGGGATATTGACTCTCTCCTATTTAAGGTGAAAATCGCACACAGTCGGCGACTTTATGGTAAAGCAGAAGGACTCAAAACCATTTGCATATGTGATTTAGATTTGGGTTTGGCATTATTTAAAGAATCGATGAAAAAGTCGGCGACCTATTGTGAAAAGAAGTTTGTGTCCTCTATGTTTTTGTGATTTTCGTATTTTTATTATAAACAAAAAAATAGTATAGAATATAATTGATGAACCCGAGTGGTGATAAAAAAGTCATCAAAATTAATCCGGATTTATTTAAACTTTCAAATAACAATACACGGAAAAATAAACCTCCACCAAATCGCGAAAAGAAACCGATTAAAATGAAGTCGGTGAATCGCGACAAAACTATTAAACGAGATATGTTGAGGCGAATACGTGCAAATCAGGCAGTCCATTATGATAAGCTTTTTAATCCTGAAAAAAGTGAACCAATTATTGTGTCAACCGAAGAGAAGTTTGAGACTGAGTTTAATGATACTTTGGATTTTATGAATAAACTGGTCGATAAACATAAACGGGAGCAGGAATTGCCAAAACATAACCAGACAGTTCGTAACATCGTGCCAAATATTGTGCCAAACGTCGTTCCAAACGTCGTGCCAAACATCGTGCCAAACATCGTGCCAAACATCGTGCCAAATGTTGTGACAAACGTCGTTCCAAATGTTATGCCAAACATCGTGCCAAACATCGTGCCAAACGTCGTTCCAAATGTTGTTCCAAACATTGTTCCAAATGTTGTGCCAAACGTCGTGTCAAACAGCGTACATTCATCAATTCCTGTTATAACACCACCCCCTATAAACATTAGCGCTTCTGTACCATCATATGGCTGCCTAAAAAATGGCTCACTACCAACATATCGAAATTATATGAACAAGACAGCAAAAAACACTGGCGTAGGTGGTAATCCTGAGCCAAAACCAAACAATGCCATTGAACGTATTCGTGCCCGTCTCAATGAACGCGCCAACCGCCAAGTAAATGTCAAAATACCAAAAACCAAACCGAATAAACTGATTCGTCGTACATATCACGTCGGCAAAGATAAGTTTCGACCAGTTGTTGGTGTATTATTACCAAATCGCACAATTCGAAATAATGTGGTGAACAAAACATTTCAGTTAAAAAATACCCCTATCGAAGATATTCGCAAATTTCTTTTACGCAATGGATTTATCAAAGTCGGGTCAACATCGCCCAATGATGTATTGTATAAAATGTACGAAAGCATTATGCTTATTAATGGAGAAGTCAAAAACCACAACCCCGATAATTTATTGTATAATTTCTTCAATGAGAAGGCATAGAGACTATGTAATGAAAAATTGAAAACAAACATTTGTCATTACACAAACACAAATATACAAAAATGGAAAAGAAACTCAACTCACGCGCAGAACAATACATCACCAAATTCAAGGATGATATTCGTGCCAAACTCATCGATATGAAGTTCGCCGAAAAAGCAAAGGCAAATGAATTCCTCGAATACGTTTACGAATACGAACGCCTAACATTTAGTAAAGATGACATTTCCAAACGCAAGCGTATCCAGAACTCGATACCCACCCAGAATAGGTGTAATGCCAAACGCGCCGACAACAAACAATGCACACGTAAACGCAAAGATGGGTTCGAGTTTTGCGGAACTCATTCAAAGGGCGCGCCATATGGTATGGCAGATGATACGTGTGGTGTTTGTGTGAAGAAACTTGATGTAGTTGCGACTGATGTCAATGGTATCGTTTATTATATCGACAAGTTTATGAATGTGTACAAGACCGAAGATATATTGTCGGGGAAAACGAACCCGGCAGTTATTGCTAAATGTCGAGATGTCAATGGTGTGATTGTTATTCCGGAGATTGATTGTTTGTAAGGACGGCCGCCGAAGGCGGCCTTTGTCGAATCGTCTCTTTCACAACTGCTTCGCGATTGTCTTGGATAAAACTATTTAGCTCCGTCGCATGCTTCTCATTCCCATCATAATATTTCAACAATACGTCTGTCAAATATTTCTTGGTAATCGGTTTCTTCACCTGTTTTTTATCATAAATCAGTTTTCCCTCCTTCAAATTAAACTCGTCAATATTATTCTCTCGCATAGTCGTCATCAATAATTGCGATATTTTGCTGATGCGTGTTTTGCGCGCGCGGATTTCCTTGTTTAAATTACGGATTTCATTGTCAGTTTGTATCCATTCTTTTATTGTTTCAATCAGTTCGACTTTGTTCAATGACATTATATTTTACTTTATGATTTTTTTATCCCTTTTTGGGTTATTATATCAATTTGGGTGTATGTAATAGTTGTGTTAATAAATTGGTGGATAAATATATAATCGTCATTTTACTATGATTTTTAGCAATAATTATAAAAAATCGTCACTTAGTTATCAAAAATCACAAATGCTTATGAATAATATTAAACCGTATGTTGTGCCGGCGCCGAAGGCGCCTTCGGCACCAGCCCCCTCTTCGTCCGTCAAATTAAAGTGGGGTAAACCAATTTGGACTTTTTTTCATGTTATGGCGCAAAAGATGAAAGACGAATATTTTCATATTTTGATTCCCGGATTTATGCAAATGATCGTATCTATTTGTAGTATTCTCCCTTGTCCTATTTGCTCTAAACATGCAATTGAATATATTAATTCGACAAATATTAACAATATTCGTTCTAAAACCGACTTGATTGATTTTTTTCATAGGTTTCATAATGCCGTAAATCAGCGAAAGGGATATCCATTATTTAATCGAGAGAATGTTGTGGCTACCTACGAAAATCTTAGCACTTATCTTGTGATTCGCGAGTTTATGTTCCATTTTGAAGACCACCATCGCTCAGCAAAATTGATGGCCGAAGACTTTATCCGTCGACGCGTTATTCCACAAGTGAAAACGTGGATTAACACAAATATTCAGTATTTTGACGTGTAGTATTTTATTAATTCGAAATCGCTTTTCTTCGGCAGTTGAATGTTTTCTTTGTCGTATTTGCTGAACATGTTGGTGTAGATACACCGAGATTTTTTGCGCCGGTTGCGATTCCCCATCCGTATCCACATACGCTTCCTATTACGAGAGGTATTAATATTAAAAACGATGTACAATGGAGGAAGTTTACTCCAACATCAATAATTAAGAATATAACCAATGTTGTTAGAAGTAACATGTTATCGCTTGCAATGATTGACATATAACCCACAATAAATGATATTGTGTGAGTACTGAGAGGCAAATATGAAATAATTTCGTTATTGTATGTTAGCATATTACAATAAGCATCGCGATAACTTGTGTGTGCCGCATTGTCGGTTTCAGGTGCGCCCATTTTTGTTTTTTGATATTTCACTATCATTGATTTAATGACCTCCATATTTGATATGATGATGGTAAATACCGACGACATCATTGCTCCAATCACTAGAATTAGACCCGCAATGTTTTGTTGAAGAAGTGAATAGAGGGAGAAAAATGAAATCAATACGAATGGCAAAATCCGGTAAAACATGAAAAACAAAAGCTTTGATTCCATAATATATTATTGGATGACATAATTCGGCGTATGCGTGAGTGTGTGTAAATAATCGTAAATCATATAAACATTTTTTGATAAAATGTTTATCCAATGGGAATACCCGCTTATTTTGCTTATATTGTTAAAAACCATGCAAATGTATTAAAAAGTATGTTGGCTATGCGCAGTACAGTTTTTCATAATTTGTACTTAGATAGCAATTCAATTATATATGACGCCTTTCACGAGATATATAAAACGGACCCCGCAAATTCAGCGAGCTATGAACACATTTTAGCACTAGTTTGCTCGAAAATACAGGCATATATCGACCAAATCAATCCGTCGAATGTGATTTACATAGCATTTGATGGCAATGCGCCTCCCGCAAAATGGGCGCAACAACAGAAACGCCGGTATTTGAAAACATATTTGGAAGAAAACGGATGTGCCGAGATAACCACGGGTATTTCCACAAATATTATTACACCTGGGACGGATTTTATGTTGTTTTTGTCTAAATATGTGGAGAATTATGGGTTTGTGTCGCGTGCCAAAATCATTATATCCACGCCGATGGTGGATGGAGAAGGAGAGCACAAAATATTCCAATATATTCGGGAGAATCGGGATGCACATAGCGGGCAAAATACGATTGTTTATGGATTGGATGCGGATTTGTTGATGTTATCGATGCTGCATATTGAACTCACGAACCTGTATGTGTATAGAGAGACGCCGGAATTTGTCAAGAGTTTGAATATTGAACTTGACAATGGTGTGGGGTATTTTTTGGATATACACGAACTGTGTGAATCCTTGGTTAAAGAAATAAATATGGAAACGGATGGTGTTTCGTGTACAAAGATGTCGAGAGTTCATGACTATGTATGTTTGTGCTTTTTTTTGGGGAATGATTTTCTGCCACGTATACCTACATTGAATATTCGCAAAGATGGGATCCAAGTGCTTATGAATGCGTATAGGGCGTGTGTTACGAGAGGTCGGTTAGTGGATATATGGAGTGGCACATATATTTGGGAGAATATGAATAAAGTGATTTCGTGGATAGCAGAAAGAGAGGAGGAAATATTGTTGAGGCATAAGAAAATGGATGAGCGGAGAGAATATAGGCTGGGAGAAGCGATGGAGAAATATGTGATGGTGGGAGAGGAAGGATGGAGGGAAAGATATGAGAGAGTGTGTGGAGAGAGGAAAGGATATAAAGAGGGAATGTTGTGGGTATTG